CAGCGAATCCGCCATCGGCGTCGGTAGTGACGTCGACCGTGGCGACTTCATCGCCGCCGGATCCGGGCGCGCCGGACATGAGCGCGACTGTCCCGGCTGTCTCTGCGGGGAACCCGGCGCCGGTGACCGTGATCGTGCGCGCCGCCTCATCACCCGACGAATCCACCTCTGTCTTGTCGGGCGTGATAGTCGCGCCGGTGACGGCGCCGACAGTGACCGGGGAATCGTCGTGCACGACGCTGCCGACAGTCACCACCACGTGGTAGTCGCCTTCGGCCGTACCCTCCGGTACGGAAAGTGCCGCATCCACGAATGCGCCTTCAGCGTCGGTGGTGAATTCTGCGGAACCGACGGCTTCCCCTGCCTCGCCCGGCGCGCCGGGGACTAGCTCGGCAATACCTTCAGTGTCAGCTGGGAACCCGGAACCTCCGACGGTGAACGTGTCGCCGGGTGCGGCTTCGGCCGGTTCCACGGTCACGGACGGCTCGTCACCGCCATCACCGACCGTTATGCCGGTGTTGTCGCTGGTCACGTCACCCACGGTCACGACGATGTGGTAATCGCCCGGTTCCGCGCCTTCGGGTACGACGACGGTGGCGCCGTCGAACGCGCCGTTGGCGTCGGTAGTGACGGTCGCCGAATCGACTTCGTCGCCCGTCTCACCCGGCGCACCGGTCATCAGGGTGACGGTGCCTTCCGTGCTGGCGGGGAATCCGGTACCGGACACGCTGATCGTGCGGGCGGCTTCATCTCCGCTCGGGTCGACCTCGGTTTTGTCCGGCGTGACTTCGCCGTCTTCGCCGTCCACGGGAAGCGGCAGGTCGAATGTGACGGTTTGGGTGGCGTCGCTTTGCTCATGCGACACCGTCACCGTCCCGGACGTCGCGGTCTCTTCGTATTGTTTGGTGTCTTCGCCCGAGTCGGGTAGACCGGTTTTTGGTTCGTCGTCGTCCCACTGCACACGCACTGTCATGGCGTAGTGCCCCCTTCGTCGTTGTTGGTTGTCCATGTGACTAGCGCTGTGTATCCGGTCGGGTCGGACGGATCCGCCTCCACCGAGGCATTCATGTCGCCGCCGTCGCCGCAGTCGGTCGCGTTCCACACGACACGGGCGGTGTACCCGGTCGGGTCGGACGGGTCCGCTTCGACTGTGGCTGTGAGACAGTCCGTGGCGTCTAGCGGCGTCGTGAACTGCACGACTGCCCGGCGCGTGATGTCGTCGCTATCGGTGACGATGACCGTGTGCGGGCCATCCTCCTCGGCCGTGAAAACTTTCTGCGTCGAACCCGTCTCCGGCTGGTTCACTAGTGGCGCGTCGCTATCCCACTGGATATCGACCGCACCGAAACCGGTGTTATCCCACGTCAGCACGACGGTGCGGCCGGTCGGGTCGTCGGGTGACGCGGCGACTTCGGCCGTGATCTGGTCCGGGCATCCGGTCAGGTCGACGCGCGCCATCGCGATCTGGTCCCCCGCGACGGCTTTCACGATCGCGACGGGGCACCCTGACTGGTACGTATGGGTGAGCGTGTAATCAGCCATATCTTAGTCACCCCACGTGATTGTTGGTGTTTCATCGGCGCCCGTCACCGTGGCGACGACCTCAAGCGGAACTTCGCCCGACGACGGTTCGACCGTCAGGGTCATGGTCTGCGGCACGCACATACGCTCCGCCCGGTACAGCTGTTCGTTACCGTCCGCCCACACGCCAATCGTGTAGCAATCTTCTTCGGTGTACGTGTGGCATAGCTCGGTTTCGCCGGTGATTTCTTCGGTCGGGGACCCGTCGCCCCAGTCGATAACCCAATCGCCCTCGTCAGTGATGAGCGTGGCGCACACGGTCATATCGTCGTCGCCGGGCAGAAGCAGCAGCGGCGGCGCGAGCGGGTTCGACAGCGGCATACCGCCGCAGTACGGTTCGGGAGGCTCCACGTCGATCGCCATCATGCGAAGCGCCGAGTCGACTGGTACCGGGGTAATAAACGGGCCCGGTATTGGCGGTTCGCCGGGGTTCATCTGCACGTCATACGGGCCGACGCCCCAGCGCGCTCCTGACTGTCCGGTGGCGGTCCAACGGTACGGGTTCGCTTCGCCGCCGAATGTCATTTCTTCGCCGCCAAGGTTGGCGTTAGTGACGAAGAATGATGCGACGTAACCCCACTGGCCTTCGCCGCCCGTTTCCGGGTTGTCGCAGGTACCGCCTTCGCTGTAGATCTGTGTCCACATCTCCACTGCGACAGCGCGGCCGGAGTCGCCGACGGAACCGTACCGACGGTCGAAACCAACGATGTTGGCCATGTAGTCGTACACCGCTGTATACGAATCGTTTCCTTCGGCGACTAGCTCCGGGTCGATACGGCATAGACCGATATCCCACGAAACCGATTCCAAAGCCGCGTCGGGTGTGGCGCTGGCGCAAATCGTTCCGTCGGCGCGGGTCATCGACCATGCCTCGGGCTCGGTGACGTTTGCCGACAGCGTGATGTCAGTGATCGAGTTAGTGACGAAAACGCTGTTCGGACCATAGATTGGTCGCCCACAGTTGTCCAGAAGTGTGAAGCGGACGACTGTGGGCCACATGGGTGTGAAACATGTGGTTGCCATTACGTGTCACCGCCTTCGGTCGGCTTCATCCGCTGCCTGTTTTGCTTCGGCGCGCTGGCAGTGTCCGGTTTCGCCCGTGGTTTGCGCTTTTTCGCGTCAGGGCCGGATTTCGCGGCTGTTCTCCACGCACTGTGGGTGGCCGCGTCGACGACGAATCCCATGGTGGGTCCGTCGGTGATGGTTGTTGGTTTTTCCCCGCCGACGCGTTCGGCGGCCTCGATGAGGCTGCGGGCGACGCGTGACGGGTCCTGGTGTCGGCCGACGTAGACGACAGCCATAGTAACCCTCCTATATGGTTTGAGATAGGTCTACATTGACCGCAGCCAGCGGGCAGCTGTACGTGACGGTGTATGTGCGTTCCGCGATGGCGCGTGTGGCGTTCTGCTCACGGTCAAACGTCGTCCACCGGTCGCCCGGCGTGACTATCGGGGACCGCCAGATACGCACATTGCCCGTCACATAGATCCACGCGGTCATACCGTCCGCCACCGGAACCCGCTCCGCCGGTGCTTGCTCCCCTGGCGGCACGTTCGTATACCCGCGGCCGAACGCCCACCCGGCGCCGACCTGCGTCTCCAGCTGCGGACCATTGCGCACAATGTACGAACGGAAAAACGGGTACGCCTCACGCGGCGCATGAATCACGCCCGGCGAACCCGAATCGCGCAGCGCAAACTCGATATACGACAGCGCGACCGCCGGATGCACCGGATCCGCCCCCGCAGGAAGCTCAGGCTCACCCAGCGACAGGTTCGGCTCCGCGCCGCAAAAACCCGACTGAAAAACCCGCTCAACCGCCTGCCACTCCGTGGATTCGAGCCGCTCTCGTGCACGCGCTTGCGCGCGGTCCATCGCGTAACCGCCAGCGCACGGCGGCGACACGTTATAGACCGTGAACGGCTGCGACGTCACGAAATCCTGATCGACCTGGTCATCGAACTTGGAACCGTTGGGGTCGTCGAACACTTCCCATTCCGCCCGTGCCGTGTACCCGGTCGGGTCGGACGGGTCGGCGGTGACGTCGAGCTGTATCCCGCCGCCCGGGGGGAGACCGGGGGTGCATGTGTGGTCCCAGCAGCGGGACGGTACGCACCCCTCGGTCTCATATTCCACACCGGCATACGACGCGCGCGACGCCGACGTCACCACGGACGCTTGCGACTGCAGCCCGTATTCCCAGCGTGGTCCGGGTGGCGGGACGCCCGCCCATACGGGCGCCCCGGTCACAGGAGCCATAACTACTGCCCCCTTCTACCTACGCTGCCACGGCCGCGGGCGTCGGGCACTCGATGATCGACTGTCCACCGGTGACGCCGTTGGCGCATATCGGGATTTCGGCGAGCATCGCGCCGTAGCAGCGCGGGATGACCTGCCATGCGGTTTCGGCGAAAATTCCGAGTTGGTTGTTGTGTTCGAGCAGCGTGTAGTCGTACTGGCCGGTGACGCGCACGATTTCGTCACGCGCGAGCAGGAATGTACCGGCCGGGTACATGAGGATCTGAACGCTCGTTGGCCACTGCATTCCCGCGTCGAACTGCGTCGATCCGCCGAAACCGGCCGTGTTGGCGTCGGTGTAGGCGTCCTGCCAGTCGTATACCCACTGTGCACGGATGTTACGCGCGGCAAGGTACCGCTCGAGGTCAGCGTCGGTGACCGCGAGCAGGTCGACGCCGTTGCGTTTGGCCAGGTCGGACCGCATGACACCGCGAAGCCACAGCGGCATCACCGCTTCAATAATCGTGGTCTCGGGCAGACGCCGACGGTACCGCAGCGCCTCCGCCATGAGTTCTGCGCCTTCAAGCACCGATGCGGTCGCGGCGTTGAGCGGACCAAAAAGCCCGTCGGTCGGTGTGTACGGGGCGTTCCCCGGTTGGTTCGCCAGCGCGAACTCGACCATCCTGGCGATGATGTTGGCGTTCAACCGGTGCTCGAAAATCCACATGAGCAGGTCGAGGTAGTACGTGATCAGCTCAGGGTAGGCGTAGTTCGCCAAGATCGAGTTAGTGATGCACACGTGGCACGTGTCGAGACGGTGCTCATCGAATTCCACACACGGGATCGGGTAGCACACTTTCGGTTCGGTGCGGCCGATGATCTCGGACTCTGTGTAGCAGTCCATGAAGTCGCCGCCCCACAGGTCCTCAAGACCGGGCTCGATCGGGAACCGGATGCCGCCGCGGTTGATGGTGATACCGGGAAGGTCGATCAGCCCCGCGAGCGGCGGGATCGGGCAGAACGAGTAATCGATTTCGCTGGGCGCGCACCATCCGGTGTTTTGGAACGTCCCGTCCGGCTCACGCACTAGGCGCGACGTGTCGGTGACCCTGTTGAACACCTTCTGAACCTCGGTAGGCGCCATGTCGGGTGATACGAACGGACGTTGTTCTTCGTCTGGCTGCCGCTTGTACACCAGTAGACCGGACGACGATTTCGATTTTCCGTTTCCGGACAGCGTGCGCATGCGCTCGCCGACGCTACGCCCCAGTTCGTTGACGTCGGTGAAAAGCGACCCCATGGGTTTATCGGGAAGGTCAGCCGCGGCGTACGCCTGGAATTGCGCGGCGGGGTTCGCCTTCGTCACCGCGTGACGCGGCATGGAGTTGAGGGCGTTACCGAACGTTTTTGCGGTCTGCAGCGACATCGCTCCGGCCATGTCGGGGCGGCGTTCCTCGGCGACAGGGGTGTCTTCGGGGACGTCGATGCTGTCGGGAACCACGACATCGGTACCCGCACCGCCATCTTCGCCGGTTTCGGTTTCGGCGTTATCGGCGGTGTCCGCGGTGTCGTCTGCCGGCGCCATCGCCTTGGCGATATCCACCAGCGACCGCAGTCGGCGCGCCTCATCCGCAGTCGGACGCTTCTTCTTACCCAGCTCCCGTGCCTGTTCCTCGGCGATGACGCCGATAGCGTCGCGCTCACGCTGCGTGAGGTCTTCGGCATCGGTGGCCGCGATCCGCACCCGCTTACCTTCGTCGTCGTGCTTCAGTGCGCTGACGGTCTCGATTAGCCGTTCGAGTTCCTTCATGTTTCCCCCTCCGGGGTAGTGTCGCCCCCTCCCTTAGGGGGTTTACCTGCTATTTCGTTTTCTTCGGGACTGTCTGTGTGTGTGGTACCCAGTCGACTGACAGGCCGTTTCGTGCCGCGTCGGCGACCGCTTGTCGTTCGTCGGCGTACCTGGTTTCGGTGCCGTCGCGCCTGTACACGACGAAATCGCCGGCGCTCACCTTCGGGACGGGTTTGCGTTTCCCAGGGGTGCGGCGGTTCGCGGGGGTGCGGGTGATGCCGTACCGGCCGGATGTGGTGCGCCGAGAGGATCCGCAGTTACAGCCCATACGTTTCCACCGCTTCCGTCGCTTCGTAGTCCCATGTGGGATACACGTCGAGGTTTTCGAAGTAAAGTTCGAGGTCAGCGGTACTGACCTGTTCGATGTGGATTCCTCGGCGTTCGGCGAGGTTCGCGCGAAATGCCGACCGCATCCACACGGGAAACTCAATTTCGATGCTGTCTGGCGCCATTCCGGTACTGCGGATACCCGAAAGGGCTGATTCGACTGAGTCCAAAAACAATGGTTCGTCGATGTCGGTGCGTGGCATCGGCATCACGCCCTGATCGCGGCTAGGCGCGCCATCTGCGACTCAGCTTCGGCCTGGATGTCCGCGGCAGTGATTTCCTCAGCGTCGCGTTCGGCCAGCGCTTCGGCGATCATGTCAGCGATGATGGGGCGTACATGTTCGGTGACGGCGGCTAGCTGAGATTCGGTGAGCCCACCACTGTCGCCGTTATCGGTGGGGGTTTCTTCTGCCGGCATTTCGTCGCCGTTCTGGAACTGGTCGTTGTCGTCGCTGGCCATATCGCCTTCCTGGTCGTCGTTGATTGATGGGTCGTCGAACGCCGCGGCGGCCTTGTCGTACAGCGTGTCGATACGCCCCTGCACCTGCTGTTTATCCTCGGCGCTGATCGACGTCTGGTCGAGGCGTCCGGCGGCGGCGGCGAGGCCGCGGTATACGGCGCGTAGCTGCCCGTCGATGACGTCGGCGAATCCGAGTGAGTAGGCGGCTTGCGTGGTGGGGTCGGCGTCGGGGTCGCGCCACAGGAACGCGCGGGCCATGCGGTCGCCGTCGCCGTCTGCCCAGTCCTGTACGCGCCGCGCGGCGGCGGGGCCGTCCCATTCGCGTTCGCGCGGCGCCCAGGGGAGATCGACGTCGCCAGTGAGAGTGAAAGTCGATGCGGCGTCGGCGGGTGCAGGCTGGTGGGAGAACGTGAGAATGATGCTTTCGGTGCCGCGGTAGTCGGCGTGCGCGAAATCGCCTACCCCGTACCGTTCGCGCTGCTGCGACAGCACTTCGGTGGGCGGGGTGATACGGGACGGGTCGCTGATCGCGAAAATTCGGGCTTCGTTATAGGCCGAGTTAGCCACGAGCGTCGCACCCGATATTTGCCAGTCCGTGTAGGAGTAGACCTCACGCCCGTCCGCCGCCCGCGACACCTTCACGTCGAGCGGTTCGATATCGACTGAGATCCAGCCAGCGAAACCCATCGAAACTTTCCGCGCGAGCGCGAGGGCCTCGGGGTCGGCCAGATCGAAAGGGCCGGAACCCCACATGCCGTCCGGGGTTTCCCATACGCGTGTGATGGAGGCGAGGCCCGTTTTCGCGTGGTTGTGGGCTTCGGCAGTCCGGTCCTGGTACCCAACAAACATAGGCAGATCACGCATGCGCAGTTGCGGGGGTGACAGGACGACGCGTTGGCGTTGTTCGTTGGTAGCTACTCCGTAGGGGACGAGTAGTCCTTCCCAGCCAATAATTTTGGGGTCGGTTTTTTGTTGTGTTGGTTCTAGCGTGGCCTGCGGCATTAGTCCCCCACGAATTATTACTAGTCTTCGTGGTTAGAGCATAACGCCCGACGGTTACTTATGGTATCGACATGGTGTCCCCACCATCGGTGAGCGCTTCGTTGTCGCTGTCGGCGCGTGCGCGGTCGTACGATTCGGCGGCCTCGGGGCCTTCGCTGCCGGTGAGGATGAGCATGACGCACCTGCAGTTGATCACCTGAGATGCGGGACCGGCCGGGTCACCGGGGAAACGCATATCGGCGCCGCCAACACGAAACGGTGTCCCGTACGGGACGGTCTGTTCGTGCGCGACCCGGTGCGCGGGGCGGGTGCGCTGGTCGCGGGTCGCCCACCACTGTCGGTACACGGTTTCGCCCGCGTCGGCCATATCTTGGGCTTGCGCTTCTATTGCGGCGTTGCTGGCGCCAATCATTTCGGTACGCGCGATACGCGCAGCCCGCCACGACCACCGGTCCTCATCACGCTGCGCCGCATCCAACAGTTCCCGGCGACGGGCGGACAGTTCGGAACGTTCGGTGCGTGTGAGCCCGCCGGCGTCGAGGCGCTGCTTGATGTCAGCAGCTTCGTCACGTAGCCGTCGTGTGACGGTGTCGAGACCGAGGGCGGAAGCGACGTAGTCGCGTTGCTCGCTGGCGGTGGCGCCGGTGGCCAGCGCGGTGCGCATCACGTCCCGCACGTCTTCGAACGCTTCGGCGGGGAAATCACGGAGCCGGTTGTGGACAGTGGCGAGGTAGTCGTCGACGGTGTCGGCAGTGTCGCCGGTGATGGTGGCGTCATCGAAAAGGTCCCGTATCTCGGGGTCCAGGATGTCGGTGACGAGGTCTATCCATACCGAGGGCCGTGGCCACGCGGACATGTCCGGTGCGCCAGTGTCGGGGAGTACGGCTTCGCGCACGATCTCTAGCCAGCGCGCTATCAGCTCGAGTATCAGGCTGTTGAGCCGGTTTTCCCACCGGTCGTTGAAATCGTCACGTTCGCCCGCGCTATCGAAAATACTCATTGTGACCCTGTCGATGCGATACGGCCGGGCGAACGCGGCGCGGACGGCCTGCCGATGGCGTTACTCGAACCGGTCGCCGACACCGCGGCCGGTGATTCGTCCCGGCTACCGGACGGTTCGGGCGGGGGTAGCGTGTCGTCACCGGCGTCTTCGGGAGAGAAACCGGTCTCGCGGCGGACGGCATCACGCGAGATGATCGCGGGATCAGTGGCGTACGTATCGAGCGCGATCTGGGACCGGTCCGGCGGAAGAATAAGTTCGCTGGCGTCCCACCAGATCACGAGGTCTCCGTACTGGTCGTCGGTGCCCATGACCCGGTAATAGGGGCGCAAATATGAGTCGGTGAGGCGCATTGTCATGGCTGATAGGGGCGAACCGAACGCCGTTTTTATCGCGTCCTGGCCAGTGAAAAGCGCGTTCCAGTGGTTACTATCGTCTATTCCGGATACGACCTCTTGGGGGGTGTCGAGTCCGACGCCGACGCGGCGGATGGAACGCTCGAGCATGTCGGTGAGGGCCGCGTCGAACGGGGTCGAGAAATCCTGGTGCACCATGACCTCGCTGAGCTGCTTGTCGCCGCTGTACAGCATCACATAGGGGATGACAGCGCTCGCGACACCGCGGTCATGCAGTGGAGTTGTCCAGGAATCAAACATTTGCTGCAACTCGGGGGTCATTGCGGCGTCAGTGCTGGTGTTGGACGGGTTGATGATGACGCTGTCATCAATGATGAGCAGCCCGCGGCCAGCGAGGCGTGAGTCGATGGTGGCGCGTGTGTGTTCGTCCGCGCCGCGGATGACCTCGGCCACCTCACGCAGCGCGCGCACGGGCGATGTGGCTTCGGATTGTTTTCGTGGTGACGGAACCCAGTCGCGTATGACCATTATCGATTCGGTGGCGGTGTCGATCTCATGGTGCACCAGACCCGAAGGACTATCGAACGGCACCGTGATTTTTGTGCTGGTAGAACGCTCGATTTCGTCGGGGCTGGCGACTGTCCAAATCATCTGACTAGACGGGACAGTCGTCGCTAGCCCCCCGGGGCCGAGAGTCACTTCTTCTTCCACGGGGGCGTTATAGGCGATGATGTACGCCTCGCCCACGATTTTTCGTAGTTGGGCCCACCGGTGGAGCATGCGGGAGTGGCGCTCGAGTCCGCCAAATAGATCTCGAAGCGGTGCGAGCGCGGCGGGGTCGCGGATTTCCTCGGGTGCGTTGACGCCGGTAGGGTCGGGACGGCCGACATACAGGCGTATGCGGGACATGTTGTCTGCGTGGTAGTCGACGGCACGCTGTATCTCCGGTACGGTCTCGTAATCTTTCCACGCCTGCGACTCCCACCCGGTCGCCTGGCGTTGGTTGAGTCGGCGTAGCAGCGGTGACGGGTCGGTGCGTGTGGATCGTTTTTGCTGCTTGTTGTGGTTGATGCGGGCGAACATGTCCGCTATTCGTCCCATGGTTATTGCTCCCCGCCATCGTCGTCGTCAGTGGTGCCGTGGTAGACGCGTATCGGCTCACGTGATGTTTCTGCACGCCCAGCTTCTACCTGTTGACGGTACGCGAAACTGTTCACGGCGTCACCGAGAGTGCTCGCCGCGCTGACCAGCGAAGACCATGCGAGATTCAGCGCGCATGCTGCGGCTACCCATATCCATATGGTCTGCGCGAGACTGGACCCGTGGTAGGTGATGGTGTATCCGGCAGCGAACGTCACGGCGGTGATCCACCATCCGATGCAGTAGGGGCAGGCGGCGAATGTCTGCCACCATGCGGGTCCCCTGTCGCGTAGTGGCGCGGTGAGGGTGTCATGCGTGGCGAGTCGTGTGGCCCGTGCGGCGATTGCTGCGCTGGCAATGATCATGATTGCTGTCATGTGACCATGGTATGTGGTGTGAGTGGTGCCCCCCCTTGCGTAGTACTTTATGTGTGGTATAGTTAAAGTACACCACAAAGGAAAGGGCACAAAATGACCATCATCGAAATCGCCAAAGTCCAGTTCCCCGCCTGGAAAGAGAGCGTCGACAAAATCAACGCCCGCGCACGCCGCCTGCGCTTCGATGGCGGAATCACGTACACCATCCTCGGCGAAAAACAATGCCACGGAAACTTCGGCGGCATCGAAGCCCAGTACACGGCCTACCGGGTAGATGTCGAAATCGGCGTCCTCCACTACCAGGGATGGGACGTTATCGCGGTTATCGACACCGACAGCCAGACCGGCGTGACCACCGTTGATTCGATGCCCGGCTACGAAGGACAGTTCAGTCGTGAGTCTGTGCGGATGCGTATGTGTGACGAGTGTCAGGTCATCCGCAAGCGCAACCGTGTTTTGGTGGTGCGTGAGGCCGCGACGGGCAAGACCATGCAGGTCGGGGGTTCGTGCGTGCGTAACTATGTTGGCTGGTCCCCGACCATGCCGCGCCTGGACTTGCTGCTTGGCTTGAACGAGTTCCTCAACTACCCGGTGGGCCGCCCGGAGGCTAGCGACACTCTCACTGTTCTGGCCGTGGCGCACGACATTGTCGCCCAGCACGGATATCTTCCGGTGTCGAGTGCCGAGTACTACGAGATACCGACGTCAGAGCGCGTGAAAGACGCCCTGGCTAGCTCGGGGTACCGGTGCGCCATGGACCCTGAAGAGGCCATGCGCCTTGCACGCGGCACGGTCGAATGGGTTATGGCCAGCGACGACGACAGCGACTATATGGCTAACCTCCGCGCGGTCGCGGCTAGTGATGAGGTGTCGGACAGGCATGTAGGAATTTTGGCGTCAGCGGTGTATGCGCAGGAGCGGGAGGCGCGCCTTGAGGCTGAGCGGGCGGCCGAGAAAGCGTCGAAGCCGGTGTCGGAATGGGTCGGCGAGGTTAAAGAGAGGCGCGACTTCATTTTGACTGTGGACCGTGTGAGCGTGTTCGAAACACAGTTTGGTTTCACCACTTTGTACAGCATGTCTGATGAGGACGGGAATATTTTCAAGTGGTTTGCGTCTCGTCCGTCTCTGGGTAGTGAGTCGGGTGTGCGGGTGACGGTGAAGGCGACGGTTAAGTCTCATTCTGAGTGGGATGACGTGAAGGAAACTCATGTGACGCGGTGCAAGCTGCTGTCTAGTGAGCCGTTGGCTGCGTAGTTGGCGCCTGTCGGGAGGGGGGGATTCTTAGTGAGGCACCCCCCCTTCACTTTGTAATTTATCTATGGTATAGTCAAAGTACAAATACAGAGAGGAAACGAAATGCTGACACGCATCATCGAAACCGGTCAAATCGAGATGACCCTTCGTACAGTACCGCCAGCGAAAACGGCAAACGTCACCTACGGAGGATCACATAGCGATTTTCGAGCCGAAATAGACGCGCTGGGAGACGGTTACATTCGCCTCACCGCACTGTCAGAAGCTTACGGTGATGAGGTATTCGCACACAAGAATCATGAGATGGCGTGGTCATTCAAGCATGAGTCATCGGTAGGAGACACTACCTACTACCGGATGACATGCCACCGACTGATCGATCTGTGTGATCGTGAGTACGAGTGCGACCCGGACGAATTTCCGGACATGGCGGCTGAGCGTGACATGCTATCCGAATTCACCGCTGATGATGTCGAGGTAGCGCGTACGTGCGACACGGTGTTTTACCGCGATAGCAGCGGTGGGACATGGATGGAGTCCCTTTCGAGAGGCAGGGGTTATGTGTCGCTTGATCGTGCTTACCGCATGGTCCTAGATGGTTCGGACGTCATGGTGAGTGCTTCGGCGTCTCCTGCATGGCAGGTCATCGCTTCGATTAAGGCCATGATGGACGATTACGGGACAGTCAGTGGTGATTCCGTTGATTCCGTTGAGTCCGTTGAGGTTGAGGCCTTGCGGAGGCTCGATTTGGATTCGATTTTGAGCAGCATGGTTGTGTATAGAGATTGATCGAAGATGTCTCCCCAGGTTTCTGGGGAGACATCTTCTTTACCCCCCCTTGCGTAGTACTTTATGTGTGGTATAGTTAAAGTACACCAAGAGGGAAGGAACAAAAAAATGGTCACCATCGGATACGCCAAATACATGGACAGCGACACCTACCGCCGCTACCTCAAAGCCGAAAACTCCTGCCGCAACATGTTCCACACCAACGACGTCCCGGCTAAGCCGGCATTGGAAAAACGAATCAGCCGCAAAACGAAAGAACATCTCGGCTACCGGATCAAAAACATAGAAGAAATCATGGGAGTGAAATACACAAAAGACACCGCTAATCGTGTTGTCAAGTGCGAGGTCAACGGCCGCAACATCACCGAGGATGTAGATTACAGCTTCAGGTTCATCAAAAATGCTATTAAAACGCTCACAATCACCGCTGACGGAAAAGCTGACCAGAAGCGGCACGGAAAAAATGCTTTCGACCCGAAAACGATCGGGCTTCCTATTACCCAGTGGCTTGCACACTACTTCGGACTTGAGCTTGATGAGGCTCTAGACACGGTTCAGCGCGCGGTTGACTACCACGGCGGCGCAGAAGCGCTGGCCGCGTAGGCACCTGGAAACTCTAAAACACCACCACGAAAGGAACGACGACCATGAGCAAGCTCAGCAAATATCTCAATGTTTTCCGCGATATCGATTACACGACTTTCAGCTACTGGGGCGATGATCTCGAAGAGCAAATCAAAGAACTATCTCGAGACCACGATGAGATCATCTACCTTCCAGAGCTATCCATGAGCATTGGCGGGTACGCATTCGCCGATACATCAGAGCAGTTTGGTTGGATGTTTTTCCAGATTGGTGATGGGCAGTACGAGATGTCGCGTTATCATCTTTCTGACATGGTGCATCACGATGCCTACATCGTCCCCATGGAGACGCTGAGCGAACTACGGGATGAACGAGACATGCTCATGGAGCACACGGGCACGCTGGAAGTTGTTGCGAGTGATCCGAATTTCGACATTATTCGTTTCACTGACGGTGGTGGCCGCGTGGTGTCGTACTGGACATCTGATGAAAAATCTGAAAATTACACAAGAATTTCGGTACCTGAGGCTTACGGGGCAATCCTGGCGAACCCCCAAACAACCATTGTCATAAGTAAAGCTGGCCTTGCTTGGGAGGTGCTGTCAGCGATGGTTCAGGCTAGCCGTGATCACCAGGAGATCGATCCGGAATCTGACGAAGCAATCGAATTTCAGGCGCTGGCGAGCGTGGACATGGGTGGTGTAATGGCGCGCCTCATCGGCCAGTAAACAGGAACCTAAAAGATGGCCCCTACCGGAACCGGTGGGGGTCTTCTTTTATCGCCGTGGGGGGCGTATCCGCATTTCGGCGATGTTGGGTGTGGCCATGGGGCCGCGTTTCGCTGGCCGGTATACGTGGGTGACGCCCCAGACCATGGCGTCCATGTTGTCTGGTGAGTCGCTGGAGCCTGCTTGGTAGGTGGCGAGCTGGTCGGCGATTGCGGTTAGCGGGGGGTCGGCGCTGGCGGATAGGAACGCTTCGCCGGCGATGAGCATCTGGGCGACCGGTGAGGCGCGGGTGACCTTGTTTTTGGTGGCGGTGACGGCGGTGATTCGTGGTGGTGGTGTGGTGACGCGTCCGTCGCGCACGGCCGCGGACCAGCCAGCGCGGATGACAGAGGCGATGGCGTTGCCGCCCTTGTTTTTCTCATACACGATTTCGTCGATGTCGCCTTCGATGCATAGGTCGATGACGCGGGTGACGTAGTCGTCCACTGAACCGCGCATGGTGTGGTCGGCGAGGACCCATGGTGTCCCGTTGCGTGTGGCGGCGACGTGGACTATGCCGTTTTCGTCGTGGCCGGTGGATTCGAGGCTGTCGGCGTCGGCGGGGTCGATGGCGATCACGTGGCGCGTGAGTTCGTTCGGTTCGGGGGCTGGTTTTGTGGCTGCTTGTATTTGGTCGTGTGTCATGAGGGCACCAACATCCGAAGTTGGCTTGGCCATGAAGAGCGCGGACCAGTCGCGTGCGTTCTGTCCCCGTTCTTGTTCGCGCCACCAGTGGCGTGCTTCGTCGGGGGTGAGTTCGCGGCCGGCGACGGTGTCGACCCGTGTCAACGGTTCGCCGTGGCGGCGGCCGAGGGGGTCGGTGTCGGGGGTGTCGCAGAACGCGGGCATGCGCAGGACGCGCCATTTGCCGCCGTCTTCGTACCGTCCGTACCGGTCGATGAGTGTGATTGCGGGTTCGCGTTCGTGCCACAACGTTCCGGGCATGATGACAAGTGATCCGGGTGCGCGGCGGGATAGGACTTCGGTGCCGAGTGCGCGTAGGAGCTTGGCGCGTATCCGCGGGCTGTCGGCTTCTTCCCTGTTTTTGAGGTAGTCGTCGATGAGGATGGCGGTGCCGGTTCGGCCGGTGATTCCGCCGCTGATGCCTGTGGAGTAGAGGCCGCCTCCGCTGGTGAGTCGCCAATCTTTCTTCGACGCGGACCCGTAGCGTACGTGTAGGCCGAAAGCGGCGCCGTGTTCTTTGACGAGCCGTTTAACGGCTTCGCCGCGCATGACGGCGTAATCGTCGTTGTAAGACACGATGAGGATTTCGTGCCTCGGGTTGACGCACAGTAGCCAAAACGCTGCCCACTCGACGGCGGTGAGTGTTTTGCCGACTTGCGGGGGCGTATGGATCATGACCCAGTGGTCGCGTGATTCGTGTGCGCGGGCGATCGCGGCGGAGGCAACGTCGAGGTGCGGCATGCGGTGGTAGTCGGGGTCGAGTAGGTCGGCGAGCGCGGCGGGTCCGAGTTCGAGCGCGATCATGTGTTGCAGCGCGACGGTGTCGACGGTGGTGTTACTCATCGTTCGATTCTTTGTCACTGTCATTTCTGGTGTTGGTGCCGCGTTGTTGTAGGTACTCGCGGAGCATCGAATCGAGCTTGCTCGCGCGTTCAGATGGCGCTGGCAACACCGATGATTCCTGTTCGGGTGCCTGGTCGAGACCGAGGTATTTCGCGCGGCGGTCCATGATCCGTATAGCGGCTATGACGGCTTTGTCGTCGCCTTCGGTGGCTTTTTCCCATAGTCCGGCGAGCATGGCGTCGAGCCGGGACACTTCGAGTTCGAGGACGTCTTTTGCGGGTTCTTTGGTTATGTCGCGGATGGCGCTTTGCACTGAGCGAAATGCTGTTGCCCGAGATGAGAAGCCCATTTTTTTGGCTATCTGGTCGTATGTGTGTCCTTTCTTTCGTAGCTGGAGTGCTTCGTTTTTGCGTTCAGCGGCTTCTATGTTTTTTGGTGATGTTTTTCGTGATGCTGGCATTTGTTACCTCCTTCTATGGTGCGTGTTTTTTATGCAACGTCGTTGTTTTTGTCCATTGTATCGTTTGGTGTTGTGCGGGTGACGACGTCGATGGTGGGGGGTTCCTGGCTGTAGTGTTTGGGGCATGCAGAATGAGGATTCCTTGATTACCGTCACTGATGATCCTATTGAGGTGACTGCGGGACGGGTGTACTCACGGCCAGTTCAGGTGGGTGACATTGTCTTGTACACGGCGGACGATACGGAGCATTGCCGGTTTGGGGTTGTGGACCGTGCCGCGATGGTGACGGCGGTGGAGCCGGATTGTTGTGTGTCGCTGTGCGCGTTCGAGCCGGGTGGTTTCGCGTTTGTTCGGGGTGCGCGTTTCAGTGTTGAGCGGGTGTCGGGTACGTGGCGCCACCGGGAGTTATGTGCGTGTGGCTGTAGGGTGCATGAAAGAACCCCCCGTCTATGGACCGGGGGGTTCGTTATGTGTTGTTTTAGTCGTTTGATGCTTTGTCGGCCTGGTGTGACTGGTTGGCAAGGATGGTAGATACCCCTCCTGCGATAAATGCGTAATGTTGTGTCTCGGTGTCTCCTTTGATGGCTGACGTTATCAGTAGGGCCGCGTGGACAACGGAGGATACTGACCAGATGCAGAAGGCAGCGCGGTTGAGGTTCATTTCGTGTTTCCCTTTTCGTGGTGGGTTGGGGTCAGGTGTCATGTTGTTTAGCGCTTAGAGTCGATATGAGAGCGTTAGCCCTGGTCAGTTCGTAGTTGTTTGTGTTGTGGCCATGCGCTCTCGGATGGTTTTGCGACGACGAGTGAGACCGCGCGTGCTTCGGTGATGATGGGGTTGTGTTGTTGTAGTGCGGGGTGTTGGCTGGTTTGGGTGTCGAGGAGTAGCACGCGTTCGCCGTTGTCGAGTTGGCCTGCTAGCTGGTCGCTTATTTCTACTGTGGCCCGGATTTGGTTGTTTTCTTCGATGATTTGTGTGCAGCGTCCGATGTGTTGCCCGCCGGTTTCGCGGGGGTTGAGTATGGGCAGGTAGGCGTGTGGGGCGTTCTGGAAAGTTCCTTGGCGGATTGTCATGCCGGTTGTGGTTTGGGTTTCTGTCCAGGCGACGGTTTCGGTGCGTGTGGCCATGTTTGTGGTCCTTTCGTGGTGGGTTGGGGTCGGGTTTATCGTTGTTTGGCGCTTAGAATCGACCTGAGAGCGTTACCCCTGGTCAGGCGGGTATATTCTCGCTTTGAGTTCGAATCCGTGAATGTAGTATCCGCTCATGGCGTCTCCTTCGGCTTCGACGATGGCTTTTTCTCCGCCGTCGGTGATGGCGTAGACCCACGCGTTGTACTGGCTGTCAAGGCTGTCTTCGTCTTCGTCGTCTTTTATGCCGGCGGCGGTGATGATGCTGGTGGTGGTGTGTAGGTCAGTGAGGCTCAGGTATGAGCAGCAGTCTGTGATTTCGGTTTCGAACTCGATGATGGTGCCGTCATCGAGCGTGAGTGTCCCTTCTTTGGTGTTGGTGTCGACGATTTGTCTCCCGACGAGGATGGACGGGTCGAAATCTCTGTATTGTTCTTCGGTTGATTTCATGTGTGTGTCCTGATCTAGTTGTGTCGGGTGTGGTTATTTTCGCGTCGAGGGGGGTTCGGTGCGCATGTATGGCGGTGGCCGTTCACCGGGTTCCGGGGTGGCCCATGCGTAGTAGCTGGCCCTCAGTATTTCGAACATAGAGTTTCGGAATTGTTCGCCGGCTTGGCCGATTATTTCTTCCATTTCTGGGGAGGGCCAGACAGATTCATCATTGTCCATTGTTTTTTCCGTTTCTTGGTTCGGGTTTACTGACTGTGGTGGTGGTTTAGCCGGAGTGCCCGGTAACGATCGGGTGTCCTTTGTGTTCTTTCTTGAATCGTTTCAGGTACTTCGTCATCTTCTCCGGCTTCATGCTGACCTTTGTGTTGCACTGGTAGCAGATGACGGTCTCGTACGGCTTCTTCATGGTGTGTTCCTTTCGTGGTGGTGGTGGTGCCCCTCCCGTGGAGAGTTTTGGTGGGAGGGGCGGATCAATCATGCGTGGAAGTCCCACCCGGTTCTGCTGGGTGAATGTTTTCCGTCCTTAGTGTAATGGCCGTGCCCAGGTGAATCGGCGGCGGCCGTTTTTGTCGCTGCGCCACGTCGCTATGGGAGTTCCGCCGGCGTAGGCTTCGGTGGCTTCGCACATACCGGCCATGACCTGGTGCTTCAGGAGGTCGATGTGTTTTTCGATCTCCCGTTTCTGCCTTGACAGGTCGAGGTATTGGGCATGGAGTAGTTCCCAATCGTCGTTGTCAGCGGTGGCGCCGAATTTCTGTTCCCACTGGCGTGAAAGTGCTTCGCCGGTGGTGGGGTGTGCGTCGACGTCTGGTGGTGTCCCGGACTCAACCAGCTTCCACATCGCGTCTGCTTCGCTGGCCAGCCACGCGATGGTCTCCGGGTCGCGATCGATGCGGTATGTACGAAGTGGTTTTTCCCAGCACCATGCCGCTATCCACCAGTGCGGTCGCCCTGTGACGTGCATGCACCACTGCGCCTGGAGCTCGGCGGAATGTCGTGGTTCGTCGTCGGACCAGTACTGGTCCACGATCAGGGATGAGGTGCATTTGATCTCGAGACCGCCGCCGTCGGACACGAATCTGTCGGGGTTGGCGAGGTGGTGCGGATTGTCGGTTCGCTGCCACGTTCCGGTGTCGGTGAGCGTCAGCCCGGTCTCGGCTTCGAACTCTGACGCGACGATGGGTTCCAGCGCGTTTCCGCGCCGCATCTGTAGGTTCCCGGTGCTGTCGCGGGTGTCCGGCTGAGTTTTGTCGAGCCATATGGCGTAGGCGCTGCGGTATCCGGCTCCGACGATCGAAGCGATATCGCTGCCGCCGATGCCTTGGGCGCGGGTCGCGTACCAGTCGTCGGTGTGGGCCGCGCCGGATGGAAGAATTTCACGGGCAATTTCCATGACTAGTCCCTTGCGTATCGTTCGACGAGCTCGTCTAGCTGATCTTGTGACCAGTAGCGGCGGCGGCGGAGCCACCGATACTTGGATTCGACGAAAAAGCGTCGGCACCGGTCAGGGTTGCTGGAGTAGTTGATGACGGTGTTTAGTGGGATTCCGGTCTGCTCGGCGATGTCGTGGGTGGTGTATACGGGTTCGCCGTCTATCCATGCCTGTCCGTCGTGGTCGATGACGCGTCGCTGTAGTCCAGCGTCATTGATGAGCCGGAATCCTCGCGTGCGTGCGCATTCTTTGTCGTAGTCGATGATTGAGTTGAGGTCGTAAAACATCGTGCCTGGTCCGGGGAATGTTTCTGGGTCGGCGGTTTTTTTTAGGACGTGTGGTATTTGCAGTTCTGATTTTTTGCGTGTGAAGGTCACGGGTGATAGTCCCAGGACTTTTGCTAGTCCGGTTTTGTCCCATAGGTGTGTGTCGGTGGGTGGGTTTGGGTGGGCGTAGTCGTAGGGGTCGGGTGGTGTCGGTGGTGTTTGTGTCATGCCCAATAGTGTACCACTTTATGTATGGTATAGTTAACGTACCCCACTGGAGTGAAAGGAACACTCAATGACCAGCCAAAACCCGCCCGTCGATCTATACAAAGCGCTCATCGAAGCGAAAAGGAAGATTCCCGCGATGGGTAAGAACACCACAGTCCCGGGGCTGCCGTACAAATACCGCTCCTACGAAATGATGGTGGCCAAGATCGAGCCGATTCTTGAGGAGCACGGGATTTTCGTCTTCGCGCACACCGTCTCGTGCGAGGAAGGTCTAGACGGGAAAATGCGCACCGTCACTATCGCCGTTGACTACACGCTGGTGCACGCCGAAACCGGTCAGTCCACTACCCAGCGTTTTTACGGTAAAGGGATGGACTCGTCCGATAAGGCGATGACGAAGGCATACACGTACGCGCGGAAGGTGATGTTTCTGCAGGTTTTCGGTATCGCTGATGAGGACCCAGACGGCGAAAAACCAGACCCCGGCGAATCCGCCGTCGACCGGGCCGAAAAGATCGCCAACGAGGGCTACAGGAGGTACGAGAAGCATTCCCGAGAAATCCGCGACTCCGAAAACGAGGAAGGCGCGGAGCGGCCGGTCCTGGCGTACGGAGGATGGTTTAAGAGCGCAGAGGGCAGCACACCGGACATTGCGTGGTCAGCTTCGGTGAAGCGTGAGGTCGACGGGCAGACGAAGGAAATCACGGCCGGTGAATATTTGAGGCATCTTGGTTCTCGTCTTCGTGCTCAGTCGCAGGGGTACACGTCGTGATCCGGCTTCGGTATGTGAATTCGCCGGTGCCGGCGCGCGACGACTGCCGCGACTGCGGCGGGAACGGGATCGCCGAGACGGCCGTGTTCACGGCTTCGCCTCGCGCGGGGGTGCGTGACCGGGTGTGCGCGTGTGTGACCGAGTGGGTTCGTGGCCGTGGCGATCTGTGCTGCGGCGGACTTGGTTGGCAGGTCGATGCTGACGGGTTCATGTTCGCGTGCGGGGTGTGCCAGGGCACTGGCGAGACCGTGTGGGACGTGTAGAAAACAGTGTGGGGGCCGCACCACTCATGCGGCCCCCACACCCCCCTTTTATCACCATCAGAAATGGACGGCGAGACTAGGATACGTGTTGGGATCCTCGCCAGCGCGCGAGATGTCCTGAGCCCTCGTAGGGTGTATGACCTCCACATACGTGGAGAACTGGTGTCATCCCTGCTGCAGCGGGGATACGCGCTAGCGCTATCGATGGTAGTACAGCAGGTAGAATAGAAAAACCCCGGAGACCGTGTAAGGGTCTCCGGGGAATGATAGCCATTTGAAACTGCTAAACAGCAAACGCAGAATCGTAAGGAGAATTATACATGTCTTCCGAGAACACGGATAACACACCTGTCTATGTGTCGGGACGGAAAACACCCCCATTCGCGCAAGCCGCACACTGGGTACTCGTTTCCGACGAAATATCCCCCTCCGCTAAAGCGCTCTACGCAGTCCTATGCGGGCTCCTAGCTAAGGGAGAGCGTGACACATTCGCATCGCGTGAGGCTCTAGCCGGGATCCTGGGGTGCAGTGACCGCAGCGTGTGGAACTGGACCAAAGAGCTAGAGAAAATCAACGCGATCACGGTCGAGGTGCACAAAAACCGTGACGGACGCGCGAACGTCTACCACGTCCACGAGCTACCACCGCCGGGATATGAGGGTGTCATGTCGCTGTGGGCGAAGCGCGACGAGGTCGTATCGGGTATCGCGGACCGGAAAAAAGCGAAGACCGAAGCCGAGGAAAACTCCAGTTCACCGGGGGTGCGGCAAAATCTGCCGGACCCTAACGGGAATAGCAACCCCGAGGGGGGTCCGGCAATATTTGCCGGAGGGGTCCGGCAATATTTGCCGGAGGGGTCCGGCAATATTTGCCTACCACCCAATAACGGTGTTCAAGAACCATCAAAAACCCCCCCTGTGGTTGATGAACGTATCGTGAGGGAACCCGCCGTACGGACAGACGAAGATCCAATCGACGAAGCGCCGGATTTTATGCGTGACGCTGATCGCGTAGCCGTCGAAGAAGTCATCGCCGCCTCGGCCGCCGAGAACCCACCGACCGTGGAGACCACCCAGGGGGGGGATAAAAACAACGAAAACCAAAACCCCAACCGCACGATCGCCGGCGAACTCCTCCGCGAAGCATTCGCCGGCGTCAACACCGGAGACCCCGATAGTGCAGACATCAAACGAAAGAAACTGGATCTCGTCGATGAGCTCACTCGCAAACTCGATTCCGGTGTACCAAAGCGTGACGTGCGTGAACGCCTCGGCGGGCTCGCGTCGACACAATCACCGATCGGTGTGGCGCTGTACCGCGTCCGCAACCTGACGTCGGTGACAGGTCCTAGTCAACCCTCGTCTGCGCCGAGGTGGTGCGGAGAGTGTGACGAGTCAACGCGTATGGCCGAAACTTCCGAGTCGATCCCCTACCGGTGCCCGAACTGCAACCCGCTAGCTGGTGAGCCTCGTGTGTCCAGATCAAATGGTGCCGAAGACGCGCTCTACCGGACACGTGGAATTGAAGCGCAGCGCGCTCATTCTAGGCGGATCCGCGACGAACTGAAGGCGCGCCGTGACGAGCGTAAAGCGGCGGAAGCGCGGCTCGAAGCGCAGAAAGAAGCGCGGAAGTCCCGCGAATCGCTTCCGACCGAAAGCTAGCTATGCCGGTGGCGCGCGGTGTGCGCGCCACCACCAAATCCGAGACCAAAAAATAGTCGACGAACTGTTACCGATGATGGCAGTTGTTTCCCCTGGGTGTGCCCCGGGGGGACTTTTTGGGTACCCCCCCTTGCGGTGTACTTTATCTATGGTATAGTTAAATTACACCGCAAGGGAAAAGAAAAGGGACACGAAATGACAACCACCGAAATCGACAGCAAAATCGAAAACCTCTACAACACCCTCACCGAACTAAAAGAACAAAAACTTCAACGCCGTAAGCAAGGCAAGGACACCTACTACGTAAAACTGGCAATCACCAAAACCCGCACAGAAATCCAGGTCCTCAGCTACCAGCGCAAACTCGCCACCGCCAACTAGACACAACGAAACTTTTTGTACCTCTACCTGAGGACGAGAACAAATAACCACCACGAAGGGAACTGTTATGTCACACCCAGGTACCACTACTGAAGGCCGAATCGCCACCGGAACCGACGTGCACCCACGGCTTGTCAAAGAATCGCGCTGTGGCCACCGCAGACACCCTCAGCTACCAGCAAACCCGGGGTCCCGCTTCGTGTGCGTCGAGGATACAGAGGGAGTTCCTCATTTTCCGATGGAGATGTCAATCTGGCAGCACGAATCCGCTGTCAGCTATAGAAAAACGACGGCTACCCGCACCATCTGCGACCCCCCCTACGATCCCTACCGTGATGAATCCGAATACGAAGTGGTGACGTACACCAAATATCATGCCGCGCGCTGCCTCGAAAGCTTCGGAATTGACCTACTCCCACACCAGGGATGGAAAAAAGACAGCCTGGACGGATACCTGACTGACATGGGTCTAAAGCGCACTACCACATGGGGCAAACACATCGGTGCCTGGTTTTGCGCGGTGACTGACGTCTAGACACCGAAGGAACCACACACCCTGGGGGTTCGCGTGAGGACGCTGCACGCGAACCCCCACCACCACCACCACGAGGGGCAAAAAATAACCTCCCCCTCCCCGGTATGATGTGTACTGCTTAGCGCCTCCCCCGAGCCGCGAAGCACAGTCACGGCCCCCGCTCCTACGCGCGGGGGCCGTTTTCGTGTCACCCACACCGTCCACCTATCTAGATAGGTACCATGGGTGCATGACTAACACCGTTGACTACCCCACCATTGACACGACCTCATCCACCCCACCATCAGTACAAATCGCCGACCACTACCGCCACGCCATCACCCAAGGCCGGTACGCCATCGACGAGCGCCTTCCACGCACCGACATCATCGCGACGCAAACCGGGTGCGGATACTCCACCGTCCACGACGCCATAAACGCGCTCGCAGCCGAAGGCCTCGTCACGAGACAAAACGGGAAGGGCACGATGGTGCGTTCAGCACCACGACCACGCGTCGTCGATGCGGACAGGTACAAGCGAGAAATCGAAGCCCGCGACCGCGGGCATGTACCCACGTCATCGTCAATCGCGCGCGACATCGACGTACCGTGGGAAAACTACTCCGTGCAGGTACTTGACTCGTCGACAACGGCAGCGACGCACCGTCAAGCCGAACTCATGGGCATCAACCACGGCGAACCTGTCTACCGAAGGTGCACACTCGGGCGCGCATACGGCCACACGCCGCTGCACATCAGCACCTCACTCATGCACCCCTCTCACGTTCGCGGCACGTTCTTCATGCACCCCGACTACACACACCGCGCCGGCGGCACGATCGAGGAGCTACGCGTTCTCGGGCTGCGGCCGGACTCGGGCCGTGAGTGGCTGCGGTCACGCGATGCGACGGCCGAAGAGGTCAAATTTTTGAAGCTGTACCGGGGGGCGGCCGTGTATGAGCTCACCCGTGTTTTCCTGCGGAAACGGGAAGTTGTCGAGTCGTCAGAGCTTGTTATGCCCGCGATGGGGGTCACCTGGACGTGGGCTCTAGACCTCACATCCAAGACACCTATCTAGATAGCTGCTACACTATGGGTATGCAACCGACAACCGACCAACTCATCCCCGATCACATGCGCGTGGAGCTACTGAAATCCGCCGCGGAGCTGATCGGCCACATCGAGTGGGCAGCGAAGCAAGAAGCGCCGAACCTGTACGCGACTCGCCGATCAGCAAACCGCGTCGCGAACGCACTGGCATCGATCGACGACCAGATCACGAAAGGAATCTGCGCGCAGCAGTACCAGGAACGCATCGACCACGTCGCGGGGGTGATAGCTGAACGCGAAGGTTTTTAGACACAAAAAAGCCCCTCCCCGCCATCGACAAAGATATGGGGAGGGACCACCACGAAAGGCACCAAAAATGGCACCAATCTGCTCTGATCGTACCCCACCGCGGCAGAAAGCTTCGAACCCGCGACCCGTCGCCTCCGGACGGATCAAAAACCAGACCGCGCGCAAAGGGGGTAAGCGATGATCCGCCGCCGCGACAAACTCTGGGTGTCCGTGCATGACATGTCACTGACCATGCCGAACCGGCGCATCCTCGCGCCACACAGCAGCGTGGACACCAGCATCACCGTCACCTACACGAACCCCACCGAACACAACGAAGTGGTTTTGGGGTCCATCAGTGAGCTGACGCCATACCCCGGGTACATCACCGGAACCGGACGCGTCCAAACCGCGCACTCCGGCAGCGACAGCATCAGCGAACTGATCGCCGACGACCCCTACCGCCACCGGGCCCGCGCCCAATGGTCAATCGATTTCATCGACGGCCAGCCGGCGCTTCGCATCCGCGCCATCCACATCACCCGGTCACCACACCGCATCTCCCACCAGGAGGTCGGCGTCACACCGGCCAGCCAGAAACCGAACCCTTGCCTATACACCAGATCAGCCACGGACATATCACCTGTGGCCACCGGAACTGCACCACGTCCATCACCATCGCCACGACAGTAGAAGCCCCATGGCTGCACGCCCGCCGCACCGCCAACCGGCACGGGTGGGCATGCAGCCCCTACGGCGACTACTGCCCAAAACACGCCAAGCACAACCCGATAAAGAAGGAATACGAATAATGCAGCACCCCGACCAGTTTGTTTACTACCCGACCCACTACCTCTACCGAGTCGAATTCAATTACCGGATAGACGGAGAATCCAAAAGCGGAAACGTCATGACTCATGGGCGTTCCCCAATCAGTTCCGCAGAAGATTTCGATTTCGCTATGCGGTCTATCGCGGGTGAAATCGGAGCAGACAGGGGCAGTGTCATGTTCACGTCTATATCCCTTGTCTGGTCTCCCAGGACCTAATAAACCGAACCACATGCTGACACCCCCCCTTTTTTTATCCGAATTTACCTGGAAGGACGACCGTGAACCGCTGGAAAGCTAAAGCCGACGCGCGCGCACAGCTCGCGCGTGCGAACGCTGGAATTGAGGTGGAACGCAAAAAGTCGCAGCTAGAGATCCGACGTGAGAAGCAGCAGCACAAGCGTCAGCTACGCGACCAGCGGCACCGTGACCGTATCCAGCGCGCGAACCGTAAACGCGCCGACCGGTCGCGCCGCGATAACCATCGTCAATCACGAGAGAAAGCGCGGCGACAACGCGCTGCAGCATTGAAATCGCGACTTCTTGACAACTTCGCCGGAACCGCTAGCGCGGGCGTGTACATCATCGCCCTCACCCTCGCCGCCGTCGGACAAGTCCAAAACTCCCGAAAAGTTGGCCTGCCGTGGATCGCCGGATTCGGGTTCGCCGCCATCCTCGAAGGCGGGGCTATCGCCGCGGCACTCACCGTGCACAAATCCAAAATGGCGGGCGAACGCAACCTTAAGGCACAGCTCGCCATGTTCGGTTTCACCGGCGCGGCGATCGCTTTCCAGCTGCTCGGGCACGACAACAAGCTGTTGGCGGTTTTCATGGCCGCCGCGACCGTAATCGCGGTAGCCACGTTTGAGCTTCGCCTGTCGCTAGCCGTGACCGAGGCAGCGCGGAAACGCGGCGAACCCGCGCCCGCGCACTTCGGTGCGCAACGCTGGATCGTCGCGCCCATCGAGACGTTTCAGGCGTGGCGCATCGATGTACTGTCCCGAGCGACCGGACAGGCACGCATAGCACTGTCCGCGCTGGCGGACAGGCGGACAGCCAAGCGGACACAACGCGGACAGCGGACAGCAGACCGGAAACACCGCGGACAGCGCCCTATCAGCGACCGGACATTCCGCTCCTACTACCGGACAGTGCGGACAAGTGTCCGCGCCGGCCACGAACCCCCCCCACCGCCGTCCGCGCTCGCGTCCGAAGCACTGTCCGCGCTACTGGACACCGGAGACCCGCTACCGGTCGAGTGCCCGGACAGTGTCCCACCGGAATGGTCGGACAACCCGCTATACGCTGCGCGGACACCGTCCACGGACACCCCGGACAGCGACCCGGACAGCCACATCGTCGAGGAAATGGACACCCCCGACGATGACCCGGACGGCACGGACACTCGACGCGAAGCCGCCGACACCCGCCCGGACACCGGTCAGGACAGCACCGGACACCCGCACGACACGGCGGACACCCAGACCGGACAGGCGGACGCCGCAGCGGACACCGCCCGCAAACACTCAATACCCGCGGACGTTTACACCCACTATCTCGACTACCTGTCCACCCACGGCAAACCACCGTCCGCCCGAAAACTCGCCGCCATCGCCGGAATCGGCAAAACCACCGCGTCCGGACACCTCAAAAAACTCAAGGAGAACACGCAATGAACGCCGTAGCAATCATCAGCATCGTCGGAGTCCTCGCGCTTGGCTGGTACCTCATGCGACGTAACGCTGTACTCGGGCTACTTGCCCTCGGCACCGGAATCGTCAGCGCCGTAGCGGCATTCGGACTGACCGACTTCGTCACATCAATCCCGCCAGCGCTGGCTAACGGAGTCTCGGCCGTACTCAACGGAGTAGGGTCATGACCAGGACAAACACGCGCGACGACCTGTTCGACGGCGTCGAGATACCCCGAAAACCCGAACCCGAAGCGGCGAAACCCGACACCACCACTGCGAACGCCCGAAGCCGCACCCGGTCAAGACGCGACACACAACCCGACGGCGTCCCCGCCGCACGTCTCGCCACCTGGGCAGGGTCACTACTCGGTGCCGTGCTGATCGTCATCGCATGGTCAATATCGGTATGGCTCGTCGCCGCACTCGCCGCCGTATTCGTGGTCGCGATGATCGCGGCCGGAATCGTGCATGCACGCCGAAACCGCCGTGCGAAGCGACGCCGTAGCCAGCGTGACCGCGGGTCCCGGTACGGGATGAATTCACGATCTCACGGTCACGGCCGTGGCGGTGGTGGTGCACGCGGCGCCCTCGGCCGCCTCCGCAGCAAGCTCGGCTTCGGCGGCAGTAAGAACGGCGGCCGTGGCGGTGGCCCCGGTTCGGGCGGGCGGAACGGCCAAGCACGCGGCGGGAAACTCAACCCGAAAAACTGGGGAAAACGAGGTAAAACCGCAGGCCAAGGCGGACAAACAGCAGCGTCAACCGGTGCACGAACCCGCGGCAAAAAGGGTCGCGGCGGTGCCGGAAAGTCCGGGAAAACCAGCGGATCATCGCCTGTCGGGTCCGGTCGATCTTCTCGACGAAGCGGCGGATCCGGGAAAACCAGCGGAGCTGGACGGTCACCACGAACCGGGGGGTCCGGCGGAGGTAGCGGAATCACAACACGAAACCGAAGCCGACGACGCCGCGATACTGACCCCATGACAGACAGAACGTACAGCGCACGGCCCGGTTTTTGGGCCCGACGCCGACTCCGCAAACAAGCCGAACACGAAGCCCAACAACAGGCCGACACCACCACCGATGACACGAAGAAGAACGAGGTGAAAGAAGAAGCCAAAGAAGAGCACAAGCACGACGTATACGGGGACGATTTCCCGTTCGACGACGGCGGATTCCCCGTGTACGAGCCCGCCAAACAAACAAACAAACAAACCCTCACCAGCACAAACACGTATGACGACACGCCGATAGACGACATGGGGTTCCCCATGTACGAACCAAAGAAACGAGAGGAAAAACCAATGAGCGACGACATCATCTCCGCACCCACCGAAGACCCACGCACGCGACTAAGCAAGGGATATCTGCGTATCGCAGCTGAGGCTGAGGAAAAAGCCAAAAAGTCAAAAACGCGCGCGGATGAACTGGAAAAAGAAGCTGCGATCTACAGCCGGTGTGGGATGGACGATGCCTACCTAGAGGCCAAACGAATGCACACAAAAATGACCGACGCCCACCAAGAATACCTAGGCGCCAAAGCAGCAGCAGAAGCAAAAGCCGCCAAGGTCAAATCTTTCTAACCACCACACACATCGACGGTGACCAGGCAATATACCTGGTCACCGTCTCTACTGGAGACACAAAATGATCGAGTGGAAACTATTTTGGACGCTCTTGGGTGCAGCACTATCCATATCCGCGGCCCTCCTATCCATGACCGAATCCGTCCCCGTATGGGCCATCATCCCCGTCATCATCACCGCAGTTGTCGCCGTGGTAATCATCGGACAAAACATCATCGATTCCTGCCGGCGCTTCGCGGACACTGCGACATGGCAGCGCCGCCGAATCTGGATCGGCACCAACGCCACCGCCATCACCTACGCCGCATGGACCATCACCGCCTCCCTCGTGACACCCACATGGCAGACCATCATGGCGCTAACGTTCGCGCTGGTCATCATCACCGTCGGCACCTACTGGGGCGCCCGCGGACTCGAATGGCGCCTCACGCACGTCGCCGAACCCGCCCGCGTCACACAGCCATCCACCGACCCGCTCCTCACCAAACGCGAGCTAGTAATGGCCGCGGCTCTCGACCGCGCCGGATACGGATACGCCCGGGTCCTACCCGACGCCACCCGACTACGCGATAACGCCGGCTGGAAATTCCGTCTCCGTACACAATCCACAAAAATGGTTAAGAAAGACCAGCGCACAGGCGCAAGCCATAAACTATCGAGTGAGGCCGCCGAGCCGATCGCGATCGCGCTGCAGGAAATCACCGGCAAACAAATAAACTCAGACTGGGTACGAATCCGCAAAGAAAAGGGCGCCGGAATCTACTCCATGACCGTCTTGAACTATGACGTCATGGCCGAGGTCATCCCCTATGTCGACGACCCGACACCCACCAGCGTCACCACGCCCGCCCTCATCGGAATCGAAATCGACGGCACACCCAGGTACGAGCGCCTCGATTCCCACCAGCGCGACATCGGATCGACACGGTCAGGTAAATCGTCACTCCTGCACCTCAAGCTCGCGCACCTGACACGCTGCGAAGACGCAATCGTGTGGATCGGCGGCACCGAAAAAGTCTATGACCTGGTCGCTGGTTGGCTCGAACCCTACGAAAACACCGGACTACGACCCCCGATTGACTGGGTCGCCAACGGAGTAACCGACATGCTGCACATGATGACCGCTCTCATGCGAGTGGCACGCTGGCGGCAAGCGCAGCCCTACAGCCAGCGGAAATGGCGCACCATCATCCTAATTTTGGACGAATTCTCATTCGCCGCGGAAAACACACAAATCCGGATCGAGTACGACTACGAGCACCACACCGTGTCCAGTATGGCCGCGAACCTGCTGCGCGCAGCCGCGTCCGGACAAGGCTTCGGACATTTCGCTGCACAGCAATCCACCATCGACAATTTCGGTACCGAAGGAAGCAAGGTCATCGCGAACATGCACACGAATCATGCGTTCGCCAGCAAAGATTTCGCAGAGATCGGGCGACAGACCGGTGACTACGCACTACCCATACCCACACATAAAGGCGAATTCTATTCGTTTGGTGAGGACGCCGATGTCATCCACCTAAAAGCGCCCTACATCCAAACCACCGACCCATCAAAGCCGAAGCTGCATGATGGCGCGACAGTCTCCGATATCGCCTGGGCGCGTCGACACATCGACCACACGCCACTGACCGTCAGCGAAGGCGCCGAAGCCGCCGGGTACGCCTATGCCCAGCGACACCAGTACGTCGACGCCGCATACCTCGACTACCTGACCAGCATGGAACCGACACCCACCAGCACGGGCGGTAACGACACTGCCAGGAAAAACACCGCCGACAAAGCGTACGAGCGGGAAATGGCGAAATTCGAACAGGAACTAGCCGAAGCGGGCATAGACATCCGCCCCGACACCGAGCAGCCGAAGGCAGAAGTTGTCGAACGCGCTCCCGCGATCGTCGTAGCGGCGCCGCGTGAGTCACGTGATGAACGCATATGCCGCATCCTCACCACCGCCGACGACGACGGTATGAACGCGCAAGACATCGCCGAAGCGCTCGCCGGAGAGGGTGACAAATGCTCCACGGCCGTGGTGTCGTCGACGCTGTCACGTCTCGCCCGCGCCGAGAAAATTCAGCGCGTATCCACCGGCCACTACACCGCCTAGCGAACAAACGAACAAACAAACAGCCCTGTGGGGGGGGTCTACGTGGTAAAACATCCACAGTTACACCGCATGGTGTACCGTGTTTGTTTGTTTGACCCACCACGAAAGGACACCCACCATGACCACCACCACCGCAATCATGGGCGCTGACATGACCGACCGCGACCGCGCCCTACAAGAGCTCACGTCCCGCATAGAAGAACTGATCTACATCGACGTCAACTTCGCCGACATCTCCGAATCCATCGTGGCTGCGATTCGCGGCGCATACAGCACACCCGTGGGTCGACAGTGTGCAGCCTCAGCAATCGCTTTCGACCTGGCTTACATGGTGTGCAGCAACGAAGTTGTAGACATACCGACGCGTGACGTGGGATTCGCCGGCTAACGACCTGTCCGTATTACTGTCCCTACCTGCATGTTTGCGGGTAGGGATATTTTTTTGGGAAAAACATAGGAGGGGGTTGCGCAACGTTGCGCAAGTGATGTATAGTGGTGAACATAGCGCAAAACGAAAGGAAGCAAAAACAATGATCAACCGCCACGAAGTCGAAAACTACCTCGGCCCCGCACTCGACGAACTCAACGAAGAACAAATCGACGAACTCATCACCGAATTCCAAGACATCGCCCACAGGTACGACGAGGACGACCCCTCCCGCGAAGCCGCATGGGCCGCCGCCGTGGAATACATGCTCGGAAACACCAACGCCGACCAGGCCAGCGACGACTACCGGAAAGCGGATCTCGAGCGCAAGAAAACGCTCGCCGCTGCTATCCAAGTGACACACATGTCAGGAATGACTCACAGCGCAGCAGCTCAGCGTATTGGCATCAGCCGAAACACTCTGCGCAGCTACCTCGGAAACAAAAAGAAAAACATCGCCCGAAAGAAACGACTATTGAATGTAGTCAAGTAGCCACAATTATCTAGTACACACCACCACGAAAGGAACACCAACAATGATCACCAAAACACTCAACATGAACGAATTCGGTTTTGACAGCATCTACGAACACATCGAAATCTGCATCTCCGAACGCGGACTAACCATGGACGATGTCAACGTCGCGGCGACCGCACAAGACTGGATCGACCACGGCTGCCGCCAGCTTTCAGGCAGCGCCATCATCGGAGTAGACACCATCACAATCTGCGCAGAAGACTACAGCGAGTACAAGCACACACGCTCCCAGGTCCGCAACTACTTCGAGCACGACGACGAAATTTTCGACATCATCGACAACAACATCATCGAATACTGAATCCAGCGACCGGGGGCGGCATGCCCGCCCCCCCCCGCCACGAAAGGAACACCCACCATGCGCGACAGCGAACTCACCAACGAACCGGGATCAAACCTCCGAGGAAAATCAGTCGAAGTCGACTGGGACATCATCACCCAAAACGGCATCCTCGACAGCGAAGAAACTGACCGATTCCGAGCACACCAGAGCCTGGATGCCATTTTTTTTGAGCACGTCGGATCCAAAATCTACCGGCTGACGAACGAACAGGAAGAACGCGCGATCAAGCGTTTCGCTCAGATCGCGATGGAGTACGACGACGGCTACTGGATCGATGTGCGCCACGGACGCATCTACATCGATGCAGATACCGAAGACGAATACCTAGAAGGAATCGCCGCCGCCGCGATCCAGCTGATCGACTCTGACAGCGGATACCGCAACGCTATAGAGGCATACAACGAGATCAACGGAAACTGCTCCGCCCGGTAGACACAAAAATAACGAATTCGACAAATAACAAACACCGGGGCGGGAGAAATCCCGCCCCATCAGGCACCGAAAGCGACACCATGCGGACAACCATCAAAGCAACAGTCGCGACTGCATCAGAAAATTAGGAGACAGTAAATGACAGTCCAGTCTGTCAACCAGGATTGCTATCCGGGGCGAGAGAAATACGTGGCCCGGGTCCGCTGCGACGGGTGCGAGACCACCAAAGACGTAGCGGGCGACGGGAACGCGACTGACCACCGGGTACGGAAAATCATCGCCCGGTCAGGATGGGTGACTGAGCCCGACCGTTTCGACACGCGTAAACGGCCCGGGCGGCTGGACTACTGTCCCGACTGCCAATGGTAAGGAAGGCGCCCAGGCCACACGGGGGGTACACCTGGGCGCCTACCAGCGGAAACAGTACCTACATCGGATAACTGTCACCACTAAATTACAATACAGCCAAGACGGGGCCATGCCCTAAAGGTCACGAGGAAGCCGTCCATACCAGGGGCGCATTCGCTCCCACACCCGTGCCGCGGCCATGACCATCTCGTCACAACCGCGCGCACCCACAATCTGCATACCCACCGGCATACCGTCATAGCAACCCGCTGGCAGCGAGACGGCGGGATCACCGGTCCAGTTCTGAAGCGCTGTGCAGCACCACCCCAGCTGAGGATTGATCGGGACGCCATTAATCTCTGACGGGCCGACCGTGGAACCGTCGCCCGCGTTCGGTAGCCGCTGCGGCAGGCACGCGATCGCCGGCCCCACGATCAGGTCATACCCGGACGGGTTGTCGTTCACGGACCATAGCGCCGCGAACGTGTCGCGTATCGCCTGCGAATCCGACTCCACATCGCGAATGTCGGTCGCTTTGAGTTCGAAGCCGAGATTTATGAGTTCGAGAATTTTCGGCGTGAGCACTGATGGGTCGTACATGACGTCGATACCCATCGCCCCGAAATAATTCACAATGGAGCCTGCGTAGAGGCTGCCCATCCCGTACTCGAACATCTCGACCACGTCGTCGACGTTCACGGGGCGGCCGCGTATCGGCATCATCGCCTCCGACAGCCCAAGATGCACCGGCTCTACGGTCGCCCCCGCCTGCTCGAAAGCGCAGATGTTGTCGTCGATGACGCTCTTGACTTCGTCTTCGACTGGGTAGATATCCCAGTCCAGCGTGTACCCAATACGCAGGCCACGCACGCCCGCCTCAAGGTTGCGCTCGCATTCGAGTGGCTTGAGCTGGCCGAATGGGTCGGGACTGTAAGGAACTGACATGAGATCGCCCAGTACCGCCGCGCCGTACACGGTCCGGTCGATCGGCCCCACATGCAACAGCGGGTTCACCGGGAACGGAGGAACCCCCTGCGTAATCCGGTTGTACGAAGGCTTCCAGCCCACCACGCCACAAGGAGCCGCGGGTATACGAACCGAACCGCCCGCATCACTACCCTCAGTCGACGCGACCAGGAACGCTGCCGCCGCCGCGGCCGAACCCCCCGACGAACCTCCGGCGTTGTAGCCGATCCGAAACGGCGTAGACGTGTCTCCCCACGCCGGCGACGCAGTGATGCCTTTATGCCCGAATTCGCACGTCGCCGTCTTACCCAGGGATATCGCTCCCGCTTCGAACAGCCGGCGGTTATATATCGCGTCCGCCGGCGGCAAAAACTCATACCTCTCTTTGAACACGCGGCTACCGAAGGTGTTCCTTACGCCTTCTTCCCAGTCGAACAGGTCTTTCGTCGCGATAGGGAGCCCTTCGAGCCGTCGGGCGGTACCGTTCGCGTAGCGCGCGTCCGCCGCGACCGCTTGATCCATCGCCTTATCGATCTGCGTCAGCACGAAGGCGTTAATCATCGGGTTGATGCGTTCGATACGTTCCGCATACGCCTGCACCGCTTCGCTCGGTTTCACTTGCCCGCGGCGGAAATACTGCAGCAGGTCCCGCATCGGAAGAAACGGGATGTCTTCGAATTCGGGCGGGTTCGGCTGGCATGACTGCCACGCTGGCCAGCAATTTTGCATCGTAATCCCCTTCCGTAGGGATGATGTTGGTGTCGTATGTCTAGTGTCGCTCTATCGCCATGTCGAGTGCGCCCCCGCCACCACGACATACCTGTCTTGACGTCATGTACCCAGCGTAGCGGCCGTAGCATGAGGTCCATGGAAGATCAAAAACCCCCCGACAGAATCGCGCACCTGGTAGACAGCACTTTCCGCGACACACGCGCCTACATCACACGCCAACACCCCGAGCTCATCCACTCGCCAGACCGTGGCCGCGTCACATACCACGGGCACCGGGCCGAAATGTGGATAGACCGCGACACCCCATCGGTGATTGTCGTGGCAGTCAGCGAAGGCCACCACATGGACATCTACCGCACGACACTCACCGAATTTTTCGCCAACAGTAGCTACGAACCCGCAGAGGAATACGCATCATGAATCGACTGATCATGCGGCGTCGCCCACCAAAGAAACCTGAGCCGCAGCAACGCTACGTTCTACCGCGCATACACACCATAGAAACCATGGACTGCGACCACGTGGACACGCCGCAACGTGTCATCGAGCAGACATACGGGATCGAAGCATTTTTTCCGGCGCTGTCAGAGATGTTCTCCGAGGAATCGGTGACGGTGCGTGTCTATGCATCCCCCGCCGCCCGTGACTTGCTTGTCGCAATTCACGACGATATGGCGCAGGAAGGCAAGGTCGGTACAGTCCGCATCGGGGATGTACTGGGAAACATTGACGTCGTCGAACGAATGGGCCGAGACATCCACGTCAACGACGAATACGCAGAAATTTTCTACCGCCACAATCACTCGAAATAGAATCGGCGCCGCGTACAGCCGCGGCGCCGATACCGGCGTGGAGTCCGGTCGATGTTGACTACGGTGATCCTACCGTTCCCAGAAATGCAGCTTGATCCGCGACCCTGACAGGGTCGCCTTCGCGGCCTGGTCTGCATACACCTGAACCCGCAGACGATTGCCTTTAGACACGGTGCCGACACACGGGACCGTCATATAGGTTCGCCCCGCGGTGTTGGCGAAAAATTCCGACGCCGGATATGTCTTGTCGACAACATATTTCGAACCTGACTTGCGTACCTCGACGAACCGGGCCAGGACACGCCCTCCGCCCGATAGACCGGTGACGGTGCCGTTATACACCGCCGTGAAATATGAGTGGTCACGCAGGATAGTCGGGTACCACCCTTCGGCGTGCTGGTTGCCGGCGTCGGCGTATTCGACATCGAAAAACGCCGTTACCCACGACCGCGGCTTCATCTCTCGGGTACGTTTCGCCCCCATGGATATAAATTTCGGCACATCATCGCCTTCCTCACCAGTAAAAATAGTTAGCAGCGCCTGAGCTGCAGCTTGCGAAGTCGCGTATTTTCGGTGCACCGACACATGCACATGCCACAGGTGCGAGCTGTCGCTAGTCGTCGCGGAGTTCGACGACGTGTCCCACCCAGTCACGTTTTTACCGTCGAGTGTCCCGAAAAATTCGCGGAAAAATTTCCGCCGCGGGTCGCTCTTGTCACGCGCAACATCCATGAATCGTTTCGTGACGGTCCTCATCATCGATGCCGACAGGGTGATATCGATGGCGCTGGCAGCGTTCGGGTCACCGCCACGGTCGGCGGCAAGTTTTACGCTGTAGTCGCTGGAAGGTAGTTTCGAGCGCGACCGGTGGTACCCGTACGTGTGCGCAGGATCGCCCACGATTCCGGACAGCTTCGCCGACGGGACGCGCTTCACCACCTGGTCGCCGAGCCACCGAAGCGACGTCGGAGCATATTCAGCCATACCCACAACGATACGCACCGTCACCGTCTAACATCAGTACTGGATTGTATGGTCCGTGTTGTTAGAGGGGTTAGATTCAGCGGTAGCCGCGCCCCGCGGCAGGGCGGGAGCGTCCCAGTAAATGCGCGCACCGCTGACTGGGCGCCCCGGTTCGGAGTAGTGCACGACCCGAGGCGCCCACACGTAGTATCGAACCATGTACGCGAATTTCGGTATCGTCGACGGCCGCGAGCACGCAGCCGCGCAACAGGAAAAATTCCAAGGTAACGCCGCGAGGCTGCGCGAATACTGGACACATGGGGCCGGTGCACTGCGAATCCGGTGGGGCACCGACGGCGACCTGACCCGGTGCCACCGCGAAGTACGTTCCGAAGTGCCCCGCACGGAAATGACGGACGACCAAATATGGGGCTTGTGTCAGAACTACCATAAATACCTTTTCGGCCGCCCGAACCCGCGCGACTAGCGGCGCCGCGCGCGCGACACCTTACCCAGGTCACTCGCCGGCGCGACCGTGTCCGGCGCCGAACCCGACACGCCCGCATCATCCCGCGCCACATCCTCCGGCGCCGGCTGCGGTTCCTGGCCCCCATCGCTGTCACGAAGCACCGGCTCAATATCCGGACCCGACACATCAGCGAAACCGACATACCACTCCGGGTCAGCACCGGACGAGTTCGCCGCGTGCACGTGAAAGTATTCGCCGCGCCACGTCGAATCGTCCGCCGACACCGAGTAATTCTCCACGTCAGACCGTGTCAGCGTGATCGTGCCGCCCGCGACCGTCACCGTCAGGTCGACCCACGCATTCGGCGGCACCGCCGGGCCCGAAGCCTCCGCCAACTGAACAGAACCGCCCGTGTCGTCATACATACCCAAAATGAGCGTGCCCGAATCAGAATCCGACACGGTGACGATTCCCCAGTACCCGGTGCGTTCGGTCGAGTCGTCGTCGGGTGACACGTCGGTGTCGCACGCGAAGATGACGCCCGCGCGCGGGCCAAGACCGGTACCGCCGTGCTCCGGTAGGGACCCCTGGTCGACTTGCACCCGCGCTGTCAGCGTGTACGCGTCCGTGTCCGATATCGGGGAGATGTTGCCCATGAGGCAGTCGATGCGGGTGTCTTCGCCGGGGACGCGGAAATAGAGTCCGGCGGCGTCTTCGCGGTGGTAACCGCGGGCCGCGATGCCTCCGCCGGCGTCGGTGTCCTGCGTCAAATGGCCGACCGAAGTGAATCCTCGAATGTAGTTGTTGGTTGTGCGGCGGTAACCGTAGGTGTCTGGCGGGTTGACCGGTCCACGGTGGTACACCGGGTCAGACGAAGCCACGCCACGGCAACCCAGGTCCATCGCGCGCTGCGTCTGCACCTGCCGCGCGTTCGTATCCAAAATAACGTTCAAGCCGGCGTCGACCAGGGACGTTATGAATTCATCCGGAGCTTCGTGCCCGGTCTGTACCCACTGGGTGCCGGTATCGACGATCTCCTCCGGCGTGAGCGACTGGTTGGTGAACAGCATCGATCGGATGTTGTCGCCTTCGATCACGGGTATTTGGTCGATGTCGGATACCCCGACCATGATCATGGCGTAATCCTGCGCGCACATTATGTTGATGGCGCGCATAGCCGCCGCGACATCACGTTCCACACCTCCGTATGGGTTGCCGTTCGCGCACTGAATCCGCACGATCGCGCGGCCATCGACCTGCGCCAAAACCTGCTGCGTCGTCAGGAGCCGGTACTGCGGGGCATGGAATCCGTACCATCCGCCGTCCGGGGTTTTCTGCCCCGCCGGCGCCGTCGACGAACGCCCCGTCGGCGACTCCGTCGTACCCGCATCGGATAGAAGCTGCGACCATTCCGACGCATACACCGTCCACCCGGACACGCCATCGGCCTGGTCCGTGGTGTAAAAACTTGTCGCCATGTCCCCGTAGTACGGTCCCCACGCCGACACAAGGTCGCCTACCAGCGACCATGTGATGTTGGAGATCATGTCGACGCGGTTGTCTATCGCGTACTCGATAGCCTGCGGCGACGCATACGCGTGCGTGAGTCCGGAACCGCCGGTGTTGCCGATGGTGACGAAGTCTGGGAGGCCTTCGATGGTGCGGCGGCACCGGATACCGGGGGGAGTGGAGTTGCATGGCGTGTAGATCCCGCCGGACGGTCCACGAACCGTGCAGTTATCGGCCAGCGGCTCAATCTCCACATACAACTGTTGCTCGCTATCGCACGCAAGCGAACCATCGACACGAAGATGCGAGCAGATAAGCTCCATGATTTCTTCCGGCGTCGAGAATCCGCCACATGCCGCGCATCCGGCCCGTACCATTACCTACCCCAAACGTCGCCGTACTTTACCGATTATGACTGTTTTCGTTTCTCGACAACCCCGAAACGACTCGACGTTCGCCTGTACGCGCATCGACCGACACAACACGTGTGACTCGCACCCGCGCACGACCCGAACGCGAACGCTCACGCCGCGCCTTCTGAATCTTCAGACGACTACTCATTTCCGCCGCCACCCGGTGGTGTGATCGCGGTCGGTACACCCAGCGGCGTCAACGTCACCTTGACCTCTTCCGTTGACCCATCCCATACGACCTCCATCGACTCAATCATGAATGCCTGACGCACGGGACGAAACACCTGCGTAATAAACACGTCGACCCGGGCCGTTCCGGGTCGTATCTGGGTGATTTCGATCGGAGACTCCGGCAAAAGCGTCGCATTAGTCGGCATCTCAATTTCCACCGGCGGATATTGGTGCCCCTGGATCGCGCGCCGTGCCGCGGTCTCCATGTCCGCATCCGAGGTGTCCCGGTCGACTTCGACCCGTGATTCGCGCTGGCCATAGGCTGTGCCGACTGTCCCGTACCCGACGGCGCGAACATCATCATCTTGGGATTCACCATCGGCCACGGCCCACCCGTATGTTCCGGTCAGGTCGCCGTTATAGATGACTTCGACTCCGGCGGAGAAATGTTCAGGCGTGAGTCGTGCGCGTATTGGTGAATTCACGTGCGCCGGCGCCGACAGGATCAAGCGTCGACCGACGGCGGCATAGAGTAGCCCAAATTTAGTCAGATCATCCAACGTGTCGATAATGTACTCGAACGTCACGCCGCGCGTGTAGTCGATGTTCGTGCCGACGGGATTTTGGTACATGTAGTCCAGGATCAGCGCGAAGTCGTCGGGCGCCGCGTAAGCGCCGGTGAAGTTATCTTCGATGACGGCGGCCGCGATCTCGACCGGGTCCATGCCCTGGTACTGCATGTCAGTCTTGTTGAGGACATACCCGTAGTCGACTTCGTTACGGCGCTCACCCTCCGAAAACCACGTGCAGATGTCTCCCGCTTCGATCGTCACGACCTGCGTGTCTGTGGCCTGCACCATGCGTGTGATCGGGCCCTCAAAAACACGTTCGCCCGATATCTGTCCCGGTTCATTCCGGTAGATCACGATCTCGTGTACACCCGGCTGTATCTCGGATAGAAGGTCAGCGCAGGGGGGTGCGGCGTCATCGGAGCCGATTTCGATCGTCGCTCCCGCGATCGCGTTATACGCGCGAGCCCATTTAACGTTCGTGACGCCGGTGAGTAGTCCGCGCTGATGTAGCCGCGCCTGCGGGAGCGGTTCACCGTCACTATCGACGCGCGCCACCCACGTCAGCTGCACGTTATAGCTGCTCGCGCACCCCAGTAGACCGTTCGCCATGACCTACCCGGATTCCTGCCGAGGCACCAGTTCGACACGCACCATCGCGTCGACCGGCACGGACGCGTCGGTGATGATCTCCACACACAGCCCGGGGCCGCACGCGATGACCGGAATATCGGACACGCCGCCCATCGGCCCGTAAACGTTCGGAACGAACGCGGCCAGGCCGTCGTCAGTGCGGCAGGTGATCCATGACCGGCCTAGACGACCGTCGATAGTCAGTGTCCCCTCCGGGGGGATATAGGAGACGGTCAGGTCAGAACACGCACGGCACGGATTCAGTTCGTCGATGTTTTCACAATCAACACCGAACGGGTTGAGATAAAAACGTACGGTCACGTTACGGACTGGCGCGGATGAACCTGACGTCACCGTCACCACCGGCACCAGATCCAGATTGTTCGTGACATCGCGGCTGTCAATCGTCTCGACTAGACGTTTACCCTCGAACGGTTCCAGCGGGTAGCACGGGTCGATAGGAGGATCCGGTAGCGGCGCCAGCGGATCAGGAACACAATCCGGGTCCACCGCGCACGACGGTTCATCGGCGCACTCCTCGTACACCGCCGGCAGGTCGATGACTTCGGTTTCGCCGTTGTACGGGGCCACATCGATCACCAGCGCCGGCGAAGGGTTCCGGAAAATACCGATGTTGCGTGTCCGTAGCGTGAACTCGACCTGGGCAAGCACGCGTCCGCCGGCGAAACTACGTTTGTCCGTCACCGACGGTCCCTCGACGGTCGTCACGTCCATGACCGTGCGAATCGGATCATTCGACGCTTCGCCCGTGTCAGGGTCGATGTCGGGACAGCACGCGATCACACACGCCTGCTGGCCAGAGCACTGTGAACCACCAACGGTCGCGCACGCCGGCTCACCTAGTGCGGCCGCTAGCCACCCCATCAGGTACGAAAACGCGCATTCATCCGCCGCTTCCACACCGACTCGAAATTCGATATCGCGAACACGGCCGCCGTTGGCGCCACCGGTCGACAGGGTCGGGACACCGGCATTGAGTCCTTGCACTTCGAGCCCGAAAACACCCGCCACGCCCAGCGATTCGGGTAGGGCCGGGTCCCACCACGGCGCCGGGTCATCTTCGACACCCTTATACGGCTCGCCGTCGTTCAGCCACACGCCGGCATCATCACCACACGGCGCGCACGATGACGCGGCGATACCGCAATCCTGAATCGTTCCCGCGTACGCCTTCGCGCGCCAAGAATTCACGATCTCGACGCCGCCGATAGCTAGATAGTCAGGAAGCATGCATGTCTCCTGTCATCGCAACGCCCTCGCCAGCGCGCGCTCGACGCGCCGCTCAATAATGTCCGGGTCGATCGTGTTCGAGTTGACGGTCACGTGCACGGGACGATCCGAACTTGCACCGCGTCCTCCGTCGAGCCCGAGAACGTCGGCCAATCCCGAATCAGCCGCGATGGATCGTGCCCGTTGCCGTTTACCTGGCGATAGCGGGATGATCGCTTCGGGGCCAGCTTCGCCCACGACCGCGGCAGTCGGGCGGGTAACTATCCCGCCGTCGGCGAATCCGATCCACGAACCCGCCTCGTCCAGGGCACCGGATATTTGGTCGCCGATGATTCCGGACAGGTCGCCGATAGCGTCAGCGATACGGCCTGGCAGGTCCGCGAACCACGCGACGACCTGGTCAATATACGACTTGATTCCCGATAGGACATTACCGACGCCGGACGCGAACGCCGAAACCGCGGCGGTCGCGGCTGCCAGCGCGGAAGACACTGACACTTGCATGTCGGAAAACCAGCCGATGAGCGCGGTTATCCACCCGATCGCGGTCTGGAGGCCTTCGGAGAATCCGCCGAGCAGGAACGCCGCAAAATTAGCCACCCCTGCGATGACCGGCGTGAGTATTTGCAGCACGAGCGTGAACGCTTCGACCATGTCGACGATGATCGGCAGCGCCGCCACTAGAGCTTCGAGTAGCGCGCCTTGCAGTGTCGTGGTGAGCTCAAGAAATACGGGGAGTAGCGCCTGGATGACGGGTAGGAGTGCTTCGAGTAGTGCTGCGGTGAGTTCGGCCAGCGGTGGTAGGAGCTCCACCAGGATTTCAGCAAGGGATTCGAATTGCGGCACCATCTGTTCAGCCAGGCTTGCCGCGATCGCGATCAGTATCGGCGCCAACGCTTCTACCAACGGAACCAGAGATTCCAAAGCAGTAACGAAAACATCCTGCAATACACCGCCCGCCTCCTCAAACAGCGGCGCAAACTGTGTAAACGTCTCCGAGATAATCTCCGATAGCGCCTGCAGCACCGGAATGATCCCGGCGATCACCGGCGCGAACGTTTCGGCGAGTAGTCCGATCCATTCGCCCATGATCGGCAGTATCGGTGCAAGCGCCTCACCAATACCCGCTATCGCTGACACGAGCGCGTTAAAGCCCGGACCCAGGTTCGCCAGCCCTTCGCCGAGCGCAGAAATGACCGTGGACAGGGCCGGTCCAAGCGTCAGCAGCGACTCGGAGATGATCGGTGCGAGCCCGGCGAGCGCTTCGGCTAGCGCACCAATCACCGGGTACAGGGCGTCACCGAGAGCGTTCAGCGTGTCGAAGAAACCGGCGAGGAAATCTTGACCCGCCGACGACGCCAAAACCTCATCCAGTGTCGCCAGGACACCCGCGAACGCGCCCAACATGTTCTCGCCGGACGCGGTCGCGGCCTGACCTATCGACTGGAAAATACCAACCAGAGACCCGACAACATCACCCAGCTGCGAAAACACCTGCAGGGCGCCTTCAACCCACGCGACCGCCTGCCCGCTTTCGGCCGCGGCGGACAGGAACGCGGCGAAGTTGTCGACCATCGACGCTAGGCCCGACGCCAGTTGCGGACCGAACGCCGCGTTCACAGCGTTACCGACATCTAGAAGCGCCTCAGCCAGATTCAGCGCGGGCTGCTCGAGTCGGTCAATCACGCCGGCGACGGTGTCGAATATTCCTTCGATGAACTCGATCGCCGCCGCGCTGGTCGCGATTTCCGCCAAACCGGTCGCGAATTGGTTCATCTCGGCGGCGACAGATGTCATTCCCTGCGTCAGGGGGCCTAGCAGCGTGTCGGCGATGTTGGTGAGGGCCTCGTCGAAACCAGCAAAAAATTGTTCCTGCACCGCCTCACGAAGGTCTTCGAACGCGGGAGCCAGCTCACGTAGGGCGGTCGCGGTCGCCGCGGCGGACGGTGCAAGATCTTCAATGGCTTCGGCGAACTCTTCGGCGTCCCCAGTTAGGGCCTCTTCGAACGCGTCGGACACACCCGAGAGTGCGACTCCCAGAGTGCCGAACGCGGCCGCGGCGGCGCCGATACCTGACGGTGCGGCGGCGAGTATGCCGATAGCGGGTGCGACCGCGGCCGTGAACGCGACCAGGTCGCCAGTGGCCGCGGCGGCGGCGCCACCCAGAACCGCTATTCCCCCGCCGATAGCGCCGATACGCCCGGCCGTACCGGCCGCGCCGCCGAGGCTGTCGATAGCTCGGCGTAGCCCTTCGACATCGCGTTCCGCGTCGTCCACGTCGACGTCTACTTCGATTTCGGCGCGTTCGCGTTCGACACGGCGCAAAATACGGCGGACGTCGCGCTCGAATTTTTCGGTATCGGCGGTGATGTCGACGGACGCTTCAGCTATCGCCATCGACACGCCCCCTCCGGTTCACCTGCTGGCTCGTGCGTCGCCAGCGTGCTTGTATCGTACCGTTCACGCACGGGTACGTGCCGTGATGGAGTCGTACAGCTTCTTGTTCTCCACCCACGCCGCCGCCGACTCCTGCACCGTCACCACACGGACACGTTTACCCGCGTCCGCGAAAACTTGTTTCGGCTCACCCGGTATCGGCTCGAACAAATAATTCCGGCGCTTGATACGTTCCTCTTCTTTTTCTTCCGGCGGCTCCACCCATAGCCGGTACATGGCCGCGCAGGTGCGCCATAGCGGGTCACGGGCGACATCAACACCGTTAGTCGACAGTACGCCGGATGCGATAGGCCAGTTCTGCATGAGCGTCAAGCACATTTTCACCGCCGACCGATAACCCTTGATGCCGGTGTCTATGCCGCATATCCGCACGGCCAGGCGGATCGCGGCGGAGTCGATGTGTGCATAGGTGAGAGGGTCGCGGCGGTCATCTAGGCGCCGAATGATCGTGTCGCGGTCACGTCGGACGAGGCCGTGCGGGATGATGGCGCGCCAGTCCATGACGGATACCGCGTGTGCAACCTGCAACGCCCCCATATCGACTGTTACCGGGTGGTCACCAAAAACGACCGTTGTCGGTAGCTCCACCGGACCGCCGGGGTATAGCTCCACTAGCTCTCGTCAGGCGCCGACTCGGGACGGAAATGTTCAACAGCCACGCGCATGACCTGACCCATGTGGTGCAGAGACAGCGGCTCCGAAGCTGGCGGAAGCTTGTCAATGTCTTCCATGGTCAAGTGCTCCACCCCGGATAGTGCATCGGGATCTTTCGGTTCGCCGTAGATTCGCTGACGAAGCGACACGTACTCGTCTAGTGAGTCGATGCAGCAGCGGATAAACGACCAAATGAGCCCCACGGCCGCGAATTGATCGGCCGACGCCTTCTTGAGTAGGTCTTTACCGTCGGATTTTTCCCCGTCTTTAGGTAGAAGTTTCGCGAGCTGTGGCACGGACTGCACGTACTCGCGGTAGATATGTTCCTTCATCGGCCATAGCGTGATGGAGCTTTCGCCTAGGTGGACGATGAGTGGGTCAGGGCTTCCTAGGTCTATGGTGACGGAAGGGGGACCGGCGGGTTTCGCGTTGGCGGGCGCCATTTTTTGCTGTGTCATGGCACCACGATATCTATCGTGGTGCACGTCCGTCGGGGTAGTAGACCGTGACCGGCCAGTTCGTTCCGGCGCGTAGGCCTCGAATAATGTACGACGACGACGGGTAGCCTTTCGAAGACATTCGGTAAATGTACCGGGATGATCCTTTCGGCTTGAACCGAAGCGCGTCCGCCCGAACCGGCGTAATCTCTCTACCGCGCGGACCATAGATACCGGTCCCTGTGTGCAGGTACGTCGCGACAGGTGACGCGTTGTACACCGTCGCGGTGATCGTGTTCCCTGCGCTCGCATATCGGATACGCCACCCCGCGCGCGTCGTCCCGGTGTCCACGGGGGTTCGGCGCTTAATCTCCCGCTGCACGCGCGCCGCCGTACGGTCTACCTCGCGAAACACGCGGTCGTGCACCTGCGCCATAACTGCACGGTTGATAGTCGCCATAGGTTCAGATTAGCTGCAGTTCGACTGACCAGATGCCGCCATAACAGCCACCCGACGGGCCAAGTGGCGTCCACTGACCCAGTGTCGCGTTGAAACGTTTCGGTTCGCACTTCGTCAGCGCCATGCGCATTGCGTGCATGTCGGCGTACCCACGCACCGCCTGCGACTCCAACTCGCCGGTTGAGGGCAGTTCTTCACCGGTGACTGCGCACCGGCTGATACCGAAATTGATTTCCGCTACCAGGCGGGGCGGGCAGTTCGGGATATTCGTGGGCCCTTCTGCTGTGTTGATGCTGACGGCGCGCGCCCATACGCGCCCGTCACGCCCGAGTCGCGCGTGTTCCTTTCCGCAGCAGTCACACCCATCCAACTGGTCCTGGGCTGTGATCAGGGCGTCATACCGGCACGCACCCACACCCTGACACTCCAACTCCTCCTCAATACACCCCAGAGCGGCCTTCATGTACGGGTACACCTGCGGGTCGAAAATCATCGCCATATTGACCCCTGCCCGGTCGGGTAGTAGCGGCGCGGCATATCCGGCGACCAGATCTGAAGCGGCTGCCGGTTTTTACCCGGGTTGACCATGTCGAGCCAACCGTCGATAGCGGCTATCCCAAAACGACCGATCGCCGACAGGTCTGCGGTATCAGTCAGGCTGTACGTGACCCCTTCGCGCGTCACCTGCGTGACCCGCTCCGGGAGGGCACAGGCGTCGCCGTTGCAGTCTTTCCATATCTCCCCCGCAAGCCGCGTCACCGCCCGAATCGCCGCCGGGTCACCTTTAACGGGTAGTCCCTCCCAGTAGACGATTCCCCATGTTCCCGGCGCCGTCAACGGCAGGTCGAGGCGCTGACATGCGGGGAAGCACTGCCCCTTCGGCATGACCAGAAGCGAATAGTTATACAGCCGGTAATCGCATAGCTCGATACCGTCGCGGATTACCGCTTCTACCGACGACACATACGCCGGAAGCGTGACCGTGCATAGCGGTGTGCATCCGCACGGCCCCGCACAGGGCCACCCCTGGTCGGGGCCGCACGGACGCACCACGCGTCGACAGGGGCCGTAGGTCCCGCCAGTGAGCCGCCGCAAAATTTCCGAAGCGATTCGGATCGCATCATGATGCGACTGATCCCATTCGTCTGGGTCATCCGGCCACTCCGGCGGTAGACAGTCAGGGTCTACCGGCCACGGCTCACAAAAGCACTCATCTACGGCCCCCACGGTTCACCTACCGCTTTTTCGTAGCCCGCTTCGCGGACGCCTTACGCGCCGCCGCGGCCGCCGTGGTGATTTGCAGCGTCTCCGACCACAGGCTATCGGCGCTGGCAGTCCCGTCGCCGACGGCTTTCACTTGGGTGTCGTACGTGGTTCCCGGGTTTAGTGACGCCATCGTGTAGTCGGGTGTGGCCTGCTGCTCCACTTCGTTCCAGATGTTCGTGTCGGGGTTGAGGATCCGCCACACGTACCCCTGCGCGCCGTCGACAGTGTCGGCGGTGACGTCGACGGTTTCGGCCGTCTCGTTCGATGCGGACAGGTTAGTGGGCGCCGGTAGGCCGTCGAGTCCGGTGACGGTGACGGTCTCCGATTCGCCGGTGGTTTCACCCGTGACGGCTAGGACGTGGTACTCGCCGGCGGCCTGGTTTTCGGGCACGACCAACGCCGTTTCGGGAAGGTTGCCGTCCGCGTCGGCAGTGACATCGGCGCGCGCGACCTGGGCACCGCCTCCGCCTGCTGCACCCGACATGAGCGCGACACTTCCGGCGGTTTCGGGGTCGAACCCGGTACCGGAGACGGTGAGTGTGCGGGCAGCTTCATCTCCGGTGCCGTCGACTTCAGTCGGGGCCACCGTTACCGCGGCTTCGCCCCCGCCGCCGTCGGTCACGGTGATGGCAGTGTCGTCGGAGACGGTCTCGGCGACCGTACCGACAAGGTGATAGTCGCCGGCAGCTTGCGCCTCCGGAACCACTAGGGCCGCGCCGGTAAACGCGCCGTCGACGTCGGTAGTGACGTCGACCGACGCGACGGCCTCGCCGGCTTCGCCCGGCGCGCCAGGCACAAGTTCGACAGTCCCGGCGGTCTCGGCCGGGAACCCGGCACCGTCGACCGTGATAGTCCGGGCCGCTTCATCACCCGACGAATCGACTTCGGTCACGTCCGGCGTGAGTGTTGCTTCCGCCGCACCGCCGGTCACGGTGATAGCCGTGTCATCGACAACTGTTTCGCCCACGGTCGCGACCAGGTGGTAGTCGCCTTCGGCTTGGCCCTCGGGCACTACGACCGCGGCGTCAGCGAATCCGCCATCGGCGTCGGTAGTGACGTCGACCGTGGCGACTTCATCGCCGCCGGATCCGGGCGCGCCGGACATGAGCGCGACTGTCCCGGCTGTCTCTGCGGGGAACCCGGCGCCGGTGACGGTGATCGTGCGCGCCGCCTCATCGCCCGACGAATCCACCTCCGTCTTGTCGGGCGTGATAGTCGCGCCGGTGCCGGCGCCGACAGTGACCGGGGAATCGTCGTGCACCACACTGCCGACAGTCACCACCACGTGGTAGTCGCCTTCGGCCGTACCCTCCGGTACGGAAAGTGCCGCATCCACGAACGCACCTTCGGCGTCGGTGGTGAATTCCGCGGACCCGACAGCTTCCCCCGCCTCGCCTGGCGCACCGGGCACGAGTTCAGCGATACCTTCGGTATCAGCCGGGAATCCGGTACCGCCGACGGTGAAAGTTTCGCCGGGAGCGGCCTCGTCCGGTTCCACGGTCACGGACGGCTCGTCACCGCCACCACCGACCGTTATGCCGGTGTTGTCGCTGGTCACGTCACCCACGGTCACGACGATGTGGTAATCGCCAGGTTCCGCGCCTTCGGGTACGACGACGGTGGCGCCGTCGAACGCGCCATTGGCGTCGGTAGTGACGGTCGCCGAATCGACTTCGTCGCCCGCCTCACCGGGTGCACCGGTCATGAGCGTGACGGTGCCTTCCGTGCTGGCGGGGAATCCGGTACCGGACACGCTGATCGTGCGGGCGGCTTCATCCCCGCCCGGATCCACCTCAGTTTTGTCCGGCGTGACTTCGCCGTCGCCGCCGTCCACGGGAAGCGGCAGGTCGAATGTGACGGTTTGGGTGGCGTCGCTTTGCTCATGCGACACCGTCACCGTCCCGGACGTCGCGGTCTCTTCGTATGTTTTGGTGTCTTCGCCCGAGTCGGGTAGACCTGTTTTCGGTTCGTCTTCGTCCCACTGCACACGCACTGTCATGGCGTCGTGCCCCCTTCGTTGTTGTTGGTTGTCCATGTGACTCGCGCGGTGTACCCGGTCGGGTCGGACGGGTCCGCCTCCACCTGGGCGTTCATGTCGCCCCCGTCTCCGCATCCGGTTGCGTCCCACACGACACGGGCGGTGTACCCGGTCGGGTCGGACGGGTCGGCTTCGACTGTGGCTGTGAGACAGTCCGTGGCGTCTAGCGGCGTCGTGAACTGGACAACCGCCCGGCGCGTGATGTCGTCGCTATCGGTGACGATGACCGTGTGCGGGCCATCCTCCTCAGCCGTGAAGGCTTTCTGCGTCGACCCCGTCTCCGGCTGGTTCACCAGTGGCGCGTCGCTATCCCACTGGATATCGACCGCACCGAAACCGGTGTTATCCCACGTCAAAACGACGGTGCGCCCGGTCGGATCGTCGGGTGACGCGGCGACTTCGGCCGTGATCTGGTCCGGGCACCCTGTCAGGTCCACGCGGGCCATCGCTATCTGGTCGCCCGCGACGGCTTTCACGATCGCGACTGGGCAACCGGACTGGTACGTATGGGTGAGCGTGTAATCAGCCATATCTTAGTCACCCCACGTGATCGTTGGTGTTTCATCGGCGCCCGTCACTGTCGCGACGACCTCAAGCGGGACTTCGCCCGACGACGGTTCGACCGTGAGCGTCATCGTCTGCGGCACGCACATACGCTCCGCTCGATACAGCTGTTCGTTACCGTCCGCCCACACGCCGATCGTGTAGCAATCTTCTTCGGTGTACGTGTGGCAGATTTCGGTTTCGCCCTGGATTTGTTCGGTTGGTGAACCGTCTCCCCAGTCGATAACCCAATCGCCCTCGTCAGTGATGAGCGTGGCGCACACGGTCATATCGTCGTCGCCGGGCAGAAGAAGCAGCGGCGGCGCGAGCGGGTTCGACAGCGGCATACCGCCGCAGTACGGTTCGGGAGGCTCCACATCGATCGCCATCATGCGAAGCGCCGAATCCACCGGAACCGGGGTAATAAACGGGCCCGGTATCGGCGGCTCGCCGGGA